CCCCAGATTTCTGCCACCGGAACGTCGAACTTCGGGTGGTAATCGTAGGGGTTGTACGGCAGATCGTCTAGCCTACGCTCACCCATCCTGGCAATGACCGTATGGGGAATTCGCCTTGCGCCATCAGAGTCTAAGAAGTACTCGATGGTGTTGCGGTCGCAACGCTTCTTGAGTGCATTGCGAGTCAGTCCTGTTCCTTGTAGCTCTAACGCAGCTTCGGTTAGAGTCATTCCATCGTGGTCGTTATACCTCGGTGTCGTCAACTGGTTGCCTTTCTTCGGATACAAAAGGTGCTAGAGCCGTCCAGTCGTTGCACTCCACACACCATACGGCATGTTGCTCTTGTCCATTTTGTGCTATACTTAATCTGTGGGACGATACAACTTGCTGGTGCCCACAGTCTAGCAGATAGCCACCGCTTACTTTGCGCATAGTCTCTCCAAGTTCACGTAGAACCCATTGCAAACTAGCCGCTCGACTTCTAGCCACTGAGCGGCGACAGTCTTAGCAATCATCTCTTCCTGCACAGCAGCAAGAGTTGCCAAGAATTCTACACTAAACTTCTGATCCGCGCTGTTCTGCCTCATGCTCTTGGCTCGGCGCGACCGGGGATGCATCTTCATATTGTTCGTCCTCACTTAGTGTAGCATCTTTTGCCCCGTCGCGCAAGGTCGGAATTTGCATATTTGCATTCTTCTTGCGCGGCAGCTTGTAATCCTTGGGTTCATCAGGTGTTGCCTCTACTCTAGTGCGTCTTGAACCCGGCCCGAATGCTGGGGTTGGTGCGCCTGGAACACCTAGCATACCCGGCTGACCGGGAACTCCCGGAAGCGTAGGCATGTTGTTCGGTACCTGTCCTGGCGGCGGGATAGGATTGCGCTCGTCTGAAACTTCAGGGCGCTGACCACGCTGCGGATTGTTCGGCCCAATAGCTGGCGTGCCTCCTGGCGGTGCGGGCATGACGATTTCCTCGCCTTGCTGAAGCGGATCGATTCCAACAGTTGTGCTGTCTCCTGGCTGTGGGCCTTGGAAGTTAGCCATACCCTCAACCTCTGCCTTAAGCTCGGGCGGAATCGGTAGACCCTTCGCGGTTAGGATGTCGTAGGTCTTGACCTTTGCCTCCTGTTGCGATACAGTCTTGGCGATCATCTCTTCCTCGGTCTGCGCAAGGAACTCTTCGAAGTCGTAAGACATACCCATCGCCATCTGCTGATCTGGGATAGCCACACCCTGCTGCTTGAGTGACTGTAGGAACTGGCGCTGGGTGGCTTCGTCTCGTAGGTCGAGAACCTTCATGCGAAGCTCGGGGATCATCAGCTTCTTCTTCTGCACGATGATCGGCTCGCCTGTTTCCTCGTCATACTCCATGACTTCTTCGATGATCGGGATGCGGGTGTCGCCTCGCTTGTCGTATGCGTAGTGTTCCTGGGCCTCAGCTACGATGTAAGCGCGCGACTCATAGTGTCGCTTAAGGTAGCCCTGGTAGGTGCGTAGAATCTGGTTGAGGAACTCTGCCTGTAGCGCGCTCGATGCGTAAGGCTGTGATGCCGCTCCACCTGAGAGTAGTGAGGGGTTAATGCCGAACGTCTGCATGATGCGGCGCTCGATACGGTCGAAGTCGGCGTCAAGGCGGGGCATCTGTTCACGACCAAAGACGTTCTGTACTTCGATACCGAAGTGGTGAACCATCATTCGGAAGTCAGATGACATGGCGATGTCCATGGTGTTACGTACTTCCTGAACCTCAGCCGGTGTCGGAATCCACGGGCCGCGCTGCTGGCCCATGTCTTGGATGCCCAGCTTGACCATGATCATCGGAGAATACAAGCGCTCAGCGATAGCATCTTGTGACGCAAGCAGCTTCTCTTCGTGCATGAGTGTGCGCAGTGCCCGCAACAGGATCGGCGTACCGTAGTCATCACGTGGCGAAGCCTTGAAAGCCACCTGCTTGAGCAGCACGTTCGACACAGGGATGTCCTTCTTCGCCGTCAAGAATGGAATCCACTCGGGGTAGTCACGCTCCAAGAGATAGTAGACCTCGCGCGGTTCCTTCTTCAAGACGATGTTGCGCAGGGAGTCCATGCCCTCAGCGGACAAGTAGTACTGCTGCCCGCCGATGATCGGGAACTGACGCACCTTGACCATCGTTGGGTCAAGTAGCTCTTCCTCTTCCCAGATGCCTAAAGTCTCATTGAAGTGACCTAGCGGGAATGCCTGCCCCAACGTCCAGTACTCCCTACCCAGGTCGGTTAGGAAGTGTTCGTAGTCGAGCCGATCCATGAATAGCTCATGGTAGAACTCTGCGAGATGCTTGTCCGGCGAGTGGAACTCAAGCCCGACGAGTGGGAACCTTGTGAAGATGTCTACGAGGATAGGAATCAAGTAGTGGGTTCGGTAGAACAGGTCGAGCCACTGGTACAGACGGAACCGCTCCTTCTCATTGCTGATGTTGTACGGAATCTTCTGCATTTCGAACTGCTCGACGGGCGTATAAATGCGCGGCATGGTAGCGTAGACATCACTGCCGCCTGCGGCATTAGCCGTGCGCAAACGTCGCTGCGCAAAGTCATCGATCAGATTTGAATTGCGATTCTCGATGGACTGAAACAGGCTGTCGCCTGTCTGCACTAACGCGGTGGAAGGGCGGTGACCCTTCGGCGTATGCAGTGCTGCCATCCTATATTGGGCTTCATCGAAGCCTTTAAGCACATCCATAATTCGGTTCCATCTCCATACTCGTGTTACTTTGTTCTAATCTCAACCTCAGATGGACAATCTCAAACAATTCCAACTGAGAAAACTTCCCCTGCTCTGCTTCTACGTGATGGTTAGGGCACAACCCAATCACATTGCCGGGGATATACTTACCGCCCCGACGCCCTGGTTTAATACGGTGCTTCGTAATCAACGAATCGAATTCACAACCTGGAATCTCACAGTAGTTGGGAATTAGTCCGTTACGTGCGTGTCTGGTGTTCTTGCAGGCCACCTAATGGCGGTTCCTTAGGCTAGTATGCTTGGGGCTGCGCGGGTGCTTGAGGCTGAATCGGCTGTGGTGTCGGGCCAACCTCGGGGTCTTGCGGTTGCTGCTGATTACCTGCTAGCTGCGTAGGCAGGTAAAGATGAACCTCCCCCGCGACTGATGCATGGTACTTGTCTGGTAGATCAGAACCATAGCGGTCACGGATCATGTTGTACGCAAGGTCTTGCTGCATGTTCATCTTCTCTGCGACCTTGCTGACTACTAGATCGACCGGGATCAACGCTTCTGTGGCATCGATACGTCCACCAACACCCTGCGCTGATACCTCTTCGTAGCCCTCAGGAGGATTGGTGTCTCCACCAAACTCCCCGTTGCGAGCGGTAGACTCACCAAAGACAGCAACGGCCACAAGGTGTTGCTTGACTTCATCGGGTGATGCACCTACCTGACTGGCAATCGAATGGATAGCCTCGTCGTCTGGGAGCGAGAACTTGCGCGCTGCTGCGCGTTCTGCTAGCTCTTGAACGTAGCCATCAAACTCTGTCGCGGGTGTCTGAGGGAGCGGCTCGGCTGCGGGCACATCCTCATCCGTGCGCGGTACCTCTGCCTCCTTGACGGTAGAGAATTGCTGCTGCGGGGGCTGTGCTGTGCCATAGCCCTGCTCGCGCGCTACTTCTTCCGCGTGTGCCTGTTGAATGTGGGCCATAACTTCATCCTCAGTGCCCTCAAAGTGTGAGTTAGCTCGCTCACAGAGGTTGCACTGCATCATGGCATACTGATCGACCGGCTTCATCTTAGGCTCTGGGTCACCAAGACCTGTGCCTACACCAGGATTGTCGCTCATGTTCCAGGATGCGTCACCCTTCTTAGTGCCACCACCACGGAGACTAAGCTCTGCCATCTCATACTCGTCACCCTCATCCTCTTCCGTTGGGTCACGAGGAACCGGATTGTCAATCTTGAACTGAAGCTCACCCATCTCACGGAACATCTCGTCACGTATCTCTGGGTCTTCCTCGTAAAGCAAGTCGCGCTTGATGGCTTCAATACGATCAGCCATATCCTTGTCCCACATGTGGTTCAGGGCATCGATGTCCTCATCGTCCGGGCCATCAGGGTACATCTCGTACATCTCTTCGCCTGTGAAATCAATTGCCATCTTTTCATGCAACTGAATACCCTTGATCATCGATGGCGACATCTTCTGACCCACATAGTGAGCTACTGAGAAAGGAAGCTTGCGCTTAGCTAGCTTCTCGCGCTTTAATCCAGGCGGGTTAAGCGCTTCCTCAAGTCCTGCACCCTCCACTTCCTCGTGATCCTTCACGTCAGTGTGGTGAATGTTGCCAGGATCAATGCTGTTCTTGGGGCTGTGAACAGACTCATTAAGGAAGGCCAGGAACTGCTCGCGGACAACCTCTTCCTCGGCCTTGACTTCCTCGGCCACCTGTGATATCATTGCCTCGATCTGACCCTGGACATACGAAAGTCGCGCTGGTTGACCCTTGACAAACGGGGCAAACTGCGCGGAGTATCGTTCATGTGCCAAGAGAAGAGCAGCCTTGTTGGCCCTCTCTGTTGAGTTGAGCGCTAGTTCAAACATCGGTGCCTCCCTTAAAGGTACAGCGCCGAAGCGTCGAAGTTCGCTAGATCGTCCTCAACTTCAGTCTTAGCTTGCTTGGCGATCTTGGGAAGCTCTGCGAGTCGGGCTGTGCGTGCGCTCTCTACAAGCGAATCGAAGTGTGTGCGCTCAGCTTCGTCCATCTGTAGGTAGTCATACTGGTAAGAGCGCGCAGCCGCCATGAACTCATCATCTTGTAGCTGCCCCTCTGAGAACTGTGAAACAAGCTCAGTGGCAGTGATAGCTAGGTCTGCATCAGTAGTTTCAGCTACCTCTAGACCGTCCAGGCCATCCTCAAGCCACGATGCATCCCCATGAAGACCCATGATCGCGCCGCCACCCTGCACTTCATTAGCAAGACGATACTTGTTGAAGCTACCAAGGTAAGATGCAGTCTCTTCTGACTGCTCGCGGGCTTCCTTCAACTCTAGTAGGTCAGTGCCGGTTACGAGGACGATGCGGCCAAGCTCATTCTGATCGGAGAGGGCAAGCTTAGGATCGGTAACAAGTGACTTCGCGCGGAGGTTGAGCCAGCGTGCTTCGGCTTCCTTGCGCGTCAGTTCGTCGTTGGTGTATCCAGGCATCTCTTCGTACTTGGCGAAACGAGCCTGAACCTCATGAATAGGTGTTTCGAAGTTGGGCTTCTCGACGCTTGACCTTTTGAGCATCGTCTCTACGAACTCGTCAATGCTGCCATCATCAAAGCGTACACCAAAAGCGCCACCGTAAACGGAGGCAGTGATGCTAATGACTTCGCCTAGCACGCCGCCCACTTCTACACGGTCGCCAATGCGAAACTCGTCGGACAAATCTTGCTCTGCCTCAACGTCTGCGTCAGACGCCTCGGTGACTAGACCTGTGTCCTCATCGATCTTATACAGTTTGCCATTCTCTTCAACGATCATCTCGTATATTCCCCATAGGTTTGTTTGCACTTAATAGGGTCGTTGGTTACGCCTTGTGCGCCGCCCTGGCACCCAGACATCGCCGCCCTTACTTCGATCCAATCCAGAAACACGATGCCAATCTGCCATCTCGGCAAACTGTTCCGTATTTCCATACCCTAAGCGGAAACCTCCCTTGGCTCCGAGGGCAAACTCACTGTTCACTCCGGTTGTATTTGGAGTAATCGTGTCACCAATTAACGCATCGGTAACCTCCATAATACAGTCTGCAATATCCTTCGTTCGTACCGGGCCAATTTTCTGGCGATCCACTCTGCCATTCTTCTCTTGCAAGAACTTCAATTCAGAGCGAGCCAGATCGATACTGTTCTTGGTTGCTAGTGGATTGAATGTGTCGGGGTGTGGCGCATGAACGCGGCCAAGGTTAAGTGCTGCGCGGAAGTTCTTTGCTCTGCGCATGTTGCCCTCCCACGTGGCTGTCTTGACATAGACCATAGTCTCACGAACACCCAACTGAGAGAGGTTGTTCTGCAAGGTCTGGATCGCCATCGTGGAGTCGAACTGGTCGAACGTCCATTCGAACGGGCGGAAAACATTGATGAGTCTGGTAATTTCTGGAACAATCTCAGTCCAGTCAATGGTGTGGTTCTTGAAATCCTCGGGATAGAACGCATCGATCAAGTCAAAGACCACGTGCTGCTCATGTGTTCCTGTGTCAGGATTCTCGATAGTCTCAATGTGGCCGACAGCGATACCGAAGTTAGCTGGGCCGACTGATGAGGGGTCGCCGTGTCCCTTGTAGGTTACGAATGAGACGGCTCCCGATGTCGGTCGAAGCTCCTTGCCCAGGACAGACTCGTTCCACTCTGCATCGAACATGCGATCCACAAGCTCGGGACGCAAGAAGCTGTTAATGACTTCTGCGAACTGCGCGCGATACTCGACCTTGAACGTGTCAGGATCGCGGCGCTCTTCTGAGGCGACGATGGGATCATGCTCAGGGCGCATGACCTGGGGTGGCGGCATATCGAACTTGTCCCAGTCCTCGTACAGTGCCCATGAAGGATACTGCAAGAGGAAGTGATCGGGGTAAGCAGGCGGGCCGTCCTTTCGTTCTGCCTCGTCGCCGCCCTCTTCAATCTCTTTCTCGTTAAGCTCAAACGCCTGCTCGTAAAGCTCGTAGAATCTGCCCGTCTTCTGATAGGGAGACGAGTTGGCGAAGATCATACCATGCTCACGGAACTGGTTAACAGACGGGACAGCGGCTGTCCATAGCTCGTCATCTGACATGCGAGAGTCGCCCGCCACAAGGTGGGCCATCTCATCGAAGACGAACATGATGGACGCTGATCCTCGGATGGTGTTGGAGTTGGTTCCGTTGGCCTTGACAACCAGGGACGCCATGTCCTTGTTGACCTGGACGCCTGACGCACGGTACATAGCTGCGCGTCTAAGATCGCCTGGCGTGTTAACGCTGATGGATTGAGCTAGCACCTTGCCTACTAGCTTGCGCGCATGCAGCGGCTTGGTGCTTAGCACGGCATCAGAAGCGTCGGAGAACTGGTGAGCAATGGCCTGATCCAAAGAGTTGGCAACGATGTTGAAATACACTTCCTTGCCCTCTGGGATGTTGAACTCGTCAGCTAAGTCCTCCACCTGCGCCATTAAATACAGCTTGTAAGCAATGCAGCAGGCAGTGATGAAACCCTTAGAAGATCGTCGGCCACCGACCAATTGGATGGTGCGGAAGTGGCTGTAACCGTTCTGCTTGAGATAGGCGATGCGCTCATCAAGCTTGGGACAAACCTCAATCTCATCAGATGCTTCCCATTCCTTGAGAACCTTTTTGTCGTAGTCATCCAGGTCTTGCAGGAAGAGAATCTTGAGCAGCGTGCGCTGTCTGGGGTACAGCTTGCGGCCAAGGTACTTGGGCGACTCTACGAACTCGATGATGCCAACATAGTCCTGAATAAGACTAGACTGGAACTGCTCAAGTAGGTTGGGTACTTCGTAGAATCCACCGCTCATGTTATCCTGTGATGCAGTTGTGCGTTAGGCCAAAGTAGACGGGGGTCTTACACTTCGGGCATCTGTATGCTTCTTTGGCAGGCGTAGTAGACACTACTTCTCCCTGTTGCAATTCGGGCAGACTTGCTTACCAGTGGTCGTCAAGAAATACACGTGAAAGAACGGAAGTGATCTAACACATCTGCCCCTGAGAAGCAATCGCAGCATTACACTACTCCTTCGATCTTGTCGTCAGGGTTATCTTCGCCACGCTCAACGCGCCGCTTAACTTCCCATCGCTTACGCTCTGCGTCGAACGGCTCCTTGTCTAGGCGCTCCGTGATGGATACCACCACGGGCTGGTGCGCCACGATGGGCGTAACATCAACGATGGCACCAAAGCCCAGGTCAGCCAGCCTGCCGACGACTTCGTTCTGAAGCTCCAACAGATTAGCTCCGTTGGCCTCTCGATCCTGGTATTTAGTCTGCACCTTCTGGATCGTTTCGTAGATTAGCTCTACTTCATTTTCGTATAGGTCAATCATAATCTCTTACCCTTCCTGAACAAGCCACGCTTAACTATCTTGGGTGGTTCTGGGTGCGCAGTCCAATCTCCGTAATTACGATACACGTAAAGACGGGTATCAACCACCCGCACCCGCAACGTTCCACCTATATGAGATGAGATTCGTGGTATACCGGCCACCATTCGCACGCCCTTAAGTGTTTCCCTTCGTGGGCACACTAGACCATCGACTCCTGCTCGATGCTCCGTAGCTCAAACAGGCGTTCCGCCTCCTTGATCAGGGCAGGCAGCTTGCTCGGTTCCACTTGATTCTTAACTGCTGTTGAGATGGCCCAGACCTGGCGCTGTAGAACCTCAAGCTGTGACTGGAACTCCATCTTCTGTACATCTTCTAGCATACGGACGGCATCGATAGCGTCAGCGAACTTCACCTTGAAGTCAGGGTCAGTCGCCTGATCTGTAGCCTTGGCAATCAACAGGTCGAGCAACGCTCGACCGGAAGTGATCTTACCCTCAACAGATTCAAGCAGAATGCCCTGCTCTCTAGCTCGGGCTTCTACGATCTTGCGGATTGCCTTGCTCTTGATGTCAACGTGGCGCTTGCTGTGGCGCTCGACGTTCTTGCGTACCGTGTCTTGCTCTTTGCCCTTGAAGTCTGCATCGTAACGCACCAACTCTTCAGCGATAGACGTGTAGCTGAACTGTGCAGCCAGCAACTGATCTACCTTCTTGCGTGATGCAGAGTTGCAGATGTTGCAGCGCGGCTCCGACTTCATCGGCAGAGCATCATGAGCCTGCTGTAAACTTGTACCCTTAGCCATAGGTTACCTCCGCGCCAATCAACGCAGGTAGCAACACTTTGTTCTGATGATCAGTCAATGGGTCAAGAATAATCAACTTGTCAATCATCCTGCCCCTAATCGTGTTGTGGTTATCAGGTGTGTAGATGCGCGCATCTACCAGTCCATTCTCGCGAGCATAACTCGCACCGCGCTCGTAACTATTTGCCGCAATTACAATGTGTTTTGGCATGGTTTAGTTCCTCTACTCTCCCCGCCCCGTGATCCTATCTATAGTAGCTTGCTCCGTTTAACTTTCTCTGATGTTCGCTATTCACCTTGCGACCCTCCGGGTGCTGGCGATTATACATGGTCTGCCCATCTTTGGACTGTGCATGTGTAATGGCCTCATCCGGTGTGCCACTGGCGGGCGATACTTCCTTGCGCCACCTTGGTTCAATATGCTCTTGAAACAGGATGGGCGCATCGGTATCGTTCGTCCCGGCATCGCGCAGAAACTTGTCTGCGTACATGGCTAGTTCACGGTCTGAATAATCAGACCGACACGGGTCAAATGGCTCTAACTCAGAGAGCGCTTCTTTACGGAATGTGTACGGGGTTCTCATAGTTCTCACCTATTCATTCTCCGTCTCTTGGACATTTGTAGTGTCCTGTACATCTTCAAAGTAGTAAGCACACAGTTGCAGCATTGCTTGCTCTACATATTGGCCAACTGAGACGGTGGTGATACCCATGATTTCTGCGACATCACGCTGTAGCATATCGCGGATGACGTTAAGGTAAAATGCTTGCTCTTTACGCTTGCTGAGGACTGTACCCTCGGCCCTAGCTCCGTCGCTAAAGCGTGTCAGTGCCCTCTGCAAGTCAGAGAATGAGATAGTGACAGGGACGAACTCGTCGCTGCCCGCTTCCTTGGGGATCGCGTACTCGATAACATCGTTCCCGGTATCCGTGACGTACTGCTTGAAGGTCAAGTAGTGACGATACGCTTCGCGGATGATCTTGTGCTTCTGATCAGCCGTGGCACCATCATGTCTACATGCGCGACATACATCTTCGCGGATTTCCTCACCAGTATCGTTACTCGGGTTGCTAGCGCTGACTATCAGCGAGAACAGAGTCTCGCGCTTCTCCTGATTGCACTCTTGGCAAATCAATGTGTTCATCGTTGCTGTTGCCATACAGGCTTGCTCCTACGACCGCAATTCCTATTGCGTCGAATGTATCTTGTGGGATTCCGTCTCGTTTCTCTCCCCGTTCTTTCTGCTCAGCCTTGACGGCCATGTGTCGAGCCTCTACGAGCGGGAATAAGTCGAAAACGGTATTGCGCACCAGCGTCTTGCTGGCTTTATGATCGCCAGTCAACTGCTTCTTAGCTGAGTTGGCTGCGATGTCCTTCCACTCGATGCCCCACTGAAATGCAATCACTTTGCAGGTTGTAACTGCGGCGATAACCAGCGAGTCATTTGATCCCAGCTTGCCAGCCGGAATGTACTCAGAAATGATAAGGTCAGGTCTGACCATATCAAGCACACGAGGGAAGTCATTGACGATCTGAGCTATACCTGTATTGAGATGATTGTTGAAGGTACGCTCGGGATCACGAGGATTGCGGATAACACCATGGGTAATGAGGGATAGCTCCCCGTCTTTGATTTCTACTGCTCCAATACCTAGACGGGTCATGCCACCGTCAATGCCCAGAATTCTCATTTTGCAATCCCTCTCATTGTAGCACACAAAAACGCCTGTTGTCAATAAACAACAGGCGTTAAGGGGTGGTTATCTATTAGTGCTGTGTTTGTACTACTTTATAGGGTTGTCCGATACAGGCGTCACCGATAAAAGCCTGCTGCATTACTCTTGCGCTGTTCTTCGGAGTTAACCGCTCGTCCCTGAGGGTGTGTTCGCCAGTAAAGCATCTGTCCATCAGGAGAATGATGCAATGCAAATGTCTGATCCGGCGTGCCTGACGCGACGTAAATTTCCTTCTTCCGGCGAGCATGTAAATGCTCATACATCAAGATGCATGGGTCTTCGTAATTGCGATTGCCTTGGTCAATCTGTTCCCAAAGAAAGGCATCAGCAAAACGATCCAATTGCCAGGGCGTATAATCCTCTTCGACTGGATTGAACATTGTGGTGATGGGCAACTCTTCCTTGCGAAGCCCCCATGAATTAGGGTCATACGTTTGAATAGTGGAACCAACACCAAAGCTCTGGTTGATCTGAGAATTGCCGTAGTACGGGGTTCTCACCCTTGCTCGCCCACTTCCTTGGCTAGCTCGACATCATAGACACTATCACCGGGGTTGAGCAGGAGTGGATCAACAGCATAGATGTAGCCCTCAGCCTTAGTGCCCTCGCGCAGGTGCATGCCGACGAATCCCCAGCGGTCGTAGATTTCATTGAGCAACTGCTGGTTCTTGGTGATCTGGTACTCGCGCATAGCGTGCGGAGAGTCCTTGCAAATGGCCAACACCATCGCCTTGTCGGCACCGAACCAATCCATGTAACAAGACACCTGAGCCTCCCACTTCTTGAGCGTGTACTGGCTAGCGCCCTGTTCAAACTCGGGCTTGTTCATCGTCTTGATGTCTACGAGCCACGTTCCGTGACTCGGGATCGTTACGCCGACAAGATCGCCCGTGCCTGAACCCATAACCGGGCCGTATCGTGTATCGATACGTGATACGATGTGCTGCTCGACACCACGAGGGTGAACGAACTTCATATCCACGAGCATAGACTGTAGGTAGCCATGCCACATGTGACCGCAGTCAAACGTGCGACGGAGAGCAGGGCTGATCTTCTCTTTCGGAGCCACACCCTTCATCTGCTGCCATAGCTCAAGCGGCGGCGTAAAGCAGTGGGACGAAGGGTGAAAATGCTTGTCGCTCTTCTTGTAGTTACGAATCTCAATCTCCCACTTCTCGGGGAACTTGCCACGCGACTGATACGCCTCGATGTGAGGGACTAGGATCGAACCTTGTCCCGCCGTCAGGGTCTTGAGAAGCTTCTTGCTATCAAACGCCATACCTTATACCTTATCAGGGGCGTCGGACGACACCCGTGCCTCTCTAGATTTGCGGCTCATCTCTCTACGATCCTTTTCAAACAGTGATTCTTCCCCTCCGTGCGAACAGATACAAAATCCTCCACCTAGCATACTATACTGATCGGACGGCACATCTCTCGATCCCTCGCATTGATCATGCTTGCCATCTAAACAATTGTCACATACGTATGGGTATGCCATTACGATGGCTCCACTTGCGACTTAGCAATTGCATCATGGATGCTCTTCGCGGTTTGCTTTGCCACGGCATGCTGAGACTCTTCCTCAATCTGCTTAAGCCACACCAACAGACCATTCATTTCAAAGAAGCGCAGCGCGTCAATTTGGGTGCCAGGAATACGCATCGGCGGGACAGTGATGTCGTACTTATCTTTGGATCGCTTCATTGCGGTATGCCTCAACTTCCTCTTGTAGGGCTGACAGTTCATCTAGTGAAACAACAGCCAAATCTAGGTGTTTCCCATCTGTGGGGCTACGAAACCTCACGGCGAGCATGGGAGTCTTGCCTGAGTGTTGTTTTTCCACTACCTCATCCCAGAACGAGCGCTTTAGCGTGTAACTCTGCGCCTCGGTTGCTTCGCATTCAATCACAGACACGTCAGTGACGACATCTGCGGGGTCATTGAAGGATGCCCCAGAAGACGGTGAGCGCCTGCCTGCGGCCCAGCCGTAAGTTTCCGCTACGAAGTCCTCATGCTCCTTCGCCATGCCTGTAGTGTGCTTAGCTCTCATGGCACGATCTTCCTTCGTACAATCCAAGGATTCCAATTGCGAGTATTGTCATTTCGCTCTGTCCAATTGAGGAACCGAACAACCAACTTGGCTAGTCTAAACAATAACATCTGTGATTACCTCGCGCTCTTCCTCGACCGGCTCAGGGTTGCTGTAGGCTTCCTTGATCAGATTGGTCTTGACTTCCTCGTAGACCTTGGGATTCTGACGAAGGAATGCTGAGACAGCTACACCACCGTTGAGCTTACCATCCGGGAAGCTCTCATGGTAATACCACGCGCCCGCCTTGCGGAACGCTCCGCGACGAAGTGCTACATCTACCGTATCTTGGAACGTATCGATGCCGATGACGCCATCCGGTGATGGGTAATTCCAGTAGTTCCATCCGGCAGGGTAGCGCGGACGCCCAACCTTGTTCTTAACGATGCGAGCGTTGACACGGAAGCCAGGATACTCGTCAGCAGCATTCGGATCGCCGTTCGGAGCCTTGATCTTCTTCCAGTCACGATTGCTGGTCTTGAGATGCACGCGCAAAGTGGCGAAGTGATCCTTGGCGTGACCGCCAGGAGCTTTCTCAACGATGTATTGGCCTGCTGCGTCATCTCTGATCTGGTTCAGCATGATCGGCACGCATTCCTTCTCGTATGCATAACGTGCCGCCTGCTTAATCAACTGTGTGACGAGGGCTGACTGGCCATACGCTTGCTTTGACTCGCCAGCCTGGATTTCCTTGTCAGTGGACATTGCGCCGATGGAGTCATAGACGATGGCATCGAACGCGCCGCTTGCAATCAGTTTGCCGAACGCCACAAGAGCCTCAGAACCTGGCGCAGGGTTGATAACGACAACGCGGGCGGGATCGAACCAGGGCGGCGCAATCTCGACAGCCCAGTTGAGCCACCCTTCCTGTGTGATGCCTGACTCTAGGTTAACGAGTGCAGTAAAGCCGTTCATCCTGTGTACTTCGGCCATCGTGTACAATCCAAGTGCGGTCTTGCCGCTTGATTCACGGCCGAAAATCTCCACGAGCGTGCCTCGTGGCCAGCCACCTACACCAGTGGCGATATCTAGACTAGTGATGCCTGTTGGAATGACTTTCACGGGTGGTGCCTCCGACGCCTTGTAGATTCTGTCCCCAAAGTCCTTGGACAGGTCTGCCATAATCTTGTCTATGCTCATACTTCATTCCTTGATGGTTTCAATTTTGATGATGCGCTCAACTGGGTAAAGATGTTCGCCTGTCTTGCCGTAGATGAGGATAGTGTGACCTTTCCCATCACGCACTAACTCTAGCGCTTCTTGTAGTTCGTAAGCTTCAGAGGGGTATTTTAGTTCGATCAAATCCTCTTTGCCAGTATCGAGGTAAACCATAATTGCCTCACGCACATCTGGATTCACAGTTCAACACCCTTAGCATACAGTACCTTCGCGTGCGTAATATTCTTACCACGATCAGTCACCTTGATCTTGGCGATGATAGCCTGTCGCCTGCGCCACGCAAAGGCTAGGCGCGTCAACTCCTGTGACCACACGGTGGCTTCTACGGTCTGGCCATGCTGGTCTTCTAGGGTCACCCAGGCAAAAGGGTCGCCTGTTTTAGTTTTGCTCATCTTGATTTCTGAGATGATACCTGCAATCGAATAAGCCCCCGGCTTCTCAAGCGCGATGTAGGGAACGCAAGTATCCTCAATTTGCTCTGCGTATTCCTCTAGTATTGTAGCAGAATTATCAGACAAAGAGTAGCCCAATAGCTCTTCTTCTACGTCGAACAGTTCTTCACCCTCAAGGGTGGTTAGTTGCTCCAACTTGGAAACGTGGCCACGATTGATGGCCATGCGGCGGGTGCCGTTTCGGAGAGTGATCTTATTCTCGTCCATCTCAGCCTTGATGATGATGTCATCGAAGCTTTCAAATGGGCGCTTCTCTACGAGCCAGTTAGCTGCGGCCTTACCGAAGCCCTTGATGTCTGTGAAGCCGTAGCGAATAGCATTGCCCTGAATGGTTGTCTCTGCCATCGACTCGTTCATGTCTACTGGCAACACTTCCATCTCTCTGCGTTTCATCTCGCGCACATAGCGAGGCACTTCACCCTTCTGACCTTCAGCCACAAGCGATCTGATCGATGCAAGGTAAAATTCCATCGGGTTGAGCCACTTAGCATAGAGCGTCCAGAGCGAAATCAGGCCGTACTCGACTGAGTGGGCCTTGTTGAAGGCGTAGTCTGCAAAACCCTCTAGTGCATCCCAAATAACGTTAGCGTGCTGCTCTGCCAACGAAGGATCATAGAGGCCAACACCTTCATTGTCCTGCCATATCTGCTGAATGTACTGCGCCGTTATGGGGTGCGCCATAAAGCGCTTCAGGTACTCAGGCTTAGCTTCAGCCATCTCTTTGCGCTTCTTCTTGCCGACGATGGCGCGGATGTTGTCAGCTTCTTTGGGGTCGTAGCCTAGCTCAATAAAGAAGTTGATGAACTGCTCTTGGTAGACAAGCTGGTTGTACGACTCATCACACACCTTCTCAAGCAACGGATGCATAGCGCCATGCGGCTTGCCATCTCGACCATCTACGACCTTCTCGTGCGCCTGCGCCTTGAGAACGGCGGGACGATTAAGCGCGGTGAGCAGAGCGATATCTTCTAGGTTGCGGCACTTCATGTGTCGGCCTAGCCACTTGGCCATCACGCCGTCTTCGATCTGGAAAACACCCACGGTGAGGCCGTCATCTACGAGCCTCCACATCTCTTCCGGTAGCTCGCCAGCCTCTTCCTTGCGAATCACGTCCAGGAAGTCTACGGTCGGCTTGCCGCGCTGCTTGAGGATGTTGTTGTACTCCATGAGAGTATCAAGATTCCTCAATCCAAGGACATCGATCTTGAGGAAGCCCAGTTTCTCTGCGATGCGCATATCCCACTGGGTTACGACCTTCTTTTCCTTTGTGTTCCAGCGCAGCGGGAAGTTCTCACGGAGCGGCACGTCCGAGACGATGAAGCCCGAAGCATGAACGCCATAAGTGAACGTGCGCTTGTGCATCGTGCGCGCGTATTCGAACAGCTTAGGGTGATGCGCCTTTAATGTCAGCATCCGCGACTCTTTTGCCATCGCGGCATCGATTGTCTCCCATGTGGGCTGCTGGCCCGCCTTAATCTGCTTCTCAATAAAGGAAGAGATGTCCTTCGTCACGTTGAATGGTTCATCAAGCGCCTTGCCTAGCTTCTGGATCGCGGCGCGCGGTTGAAGTGTGCTGACCGTACCGATATCGGCGCAATTCTCTTCGCCGTACTTGTCGGAGAGGTACTTCTTCACCAAGTCAGTGACCCAGGTCGGGAAATCGACATCGATATCAGGCATAGACGACTCGCGCCCGATGTTGTAGAAGCGCTCAAAGATGAGGCCGTAGCGAATCGGGTCAATCTCATGGATGCCGATTAGATAGGCAAGCAGCGAGCCGCCCACTGATCCTCGTCCAGGCCCAACCAGATAGCCTTTGTTGCGCGCCCAGATGATCGCGTCACGCACGATGAGCAGGTAGTCACACAGCTTGGCTTTGACCATGACATCCATCTCGCTCTTGAAGCGATCCATGTAGACTTCTGAGTCAAGCCCACGAGCTATGATCTTCTCTTGATAACCTGCCACCGCAAGGTCGTAGAACATCTCCAACCCTGTCTTCCACTTCTTGTCTGGAATGAAGACAGGCAGATGCATCTTGTACTCAGGAAGACTGACGGCACACAGCCGCGCGACTTCATCCGATGACTCAATAGCCTCATCAACGATAGGCTGCGGCAGGTAGTAGAATGCCTCATTTACCTCCTTCTCGCTCATGATGTACAGGTCGGGTGTGTGATGCGGCTCTGTTCGGTCACTCTTCTTCTCGTTGTACTGCATGCACAGAATTGTCTCGTGTAGATCGTACTGCTCCGGGAATGCGTAGTGTGCATCGTTCGCATAGATGACCGGAACGCCGCTTTCACCCGCCAGCTTGGCGAGATGGTAGTTGAGATTGCGCTGCCATTCCTCTGAATAGGTGCTTAGCTCGATATAGAACCTGTCACCAAAGATGGAGAGGTACTTGTCAAGCAGAGTCTGAGTATCAGGGATGAACGGGTTGTTTCTAAGCGACTGAGAGAGCAGCCCCAGACCGCAGGCGCTCGTGGCGATGATCCCCTCATTGTACTTGGCCAGTAGTTCCCAATCCACGCGCCCATGGTAGTAGAACCCGGTCGCATGTGCCTCTGAATTCATCGCCCAGAGGTTACGCAGCCCCTCGTTGTTCATGGCGACGAGAATCAGGTGGAAGTTGTCGATCTTCTCCTTGGTTCCCTCGGCCGTTCTGGTGGACTGGCCACCGAAATTGCTTTGGCGGGGGCCGATGGTCTGGTACGTCTCAATGCCAAGGAGGGGCTTGACGCCCGCCTCAGTCAAAGTCTTGTAGAAGTCCACATGACCAGCGACAAGATCGTGGTCTGTGCATCCAGCCGCCTCAACGTTGATCTGCCTAGAGCGCTCAACGATTTCGGCTGGGGTCGCCAGTCCGTCTAGCTGACTAGCGTGAGTGTGATTATGAAGTGGGGTCGCCATACCAACCTCCATTCAAACCACCCGTGCGCTGTAGTGCATGCTGAAAAACGAACATCTGCAAGGTGTGAATAGCTCGCGTTAGCTCGTCCTGATTGGCTCGTAAATCCCACTCCTGGACTTCAGTCATAAAATCCATCAAGTGGCCGTTCACGCGCTCTTCATCGTTATTGAACTGCATAATTCTCCATCCTATAGACCTTACCCGGCCTTATATTTAAATGTTTCGTGCTACTTCTTGAAGCAAATCCATAGGCAAAATTACATTGTCTCCCACATAGCCGCAAAATCCTGCACGATCTGCATCGATATACCTACGGAATTTTATGTTCACAATTTCGCGCTCATAGTCAAATTCGTAGCTGTATATGTCGTTCTCAATATCACCGTACTTTACTTCAGACTGAAACTGCACTGGTTCCGTAAATTTCGACACCATTAGCCTTTCCGTTTGTCCAGTAGTGACGCCCCGTGTGACCTTGATGCAACTTGCATTGCCTCGATCCATTCGGTGCCATACTTTCGCACCGTATATTTTCAATCCACTCTTTGTTGATATGCGTGTTTGAAACCTTACTTCGCCTCGCCTCATCTGCAAGCCTATCAGCCCGCTCATTCCAGTAATCACCAGAATGACCCTTGATCTTGATGAAGCTGACATTGTGGTACTTGTTGAGGCCGTATAGCTGATGCCACAAGTCCATGTTGGTACGCGGCTTGGTTCTGTTGCCGCACTCTTCCTCCCACATCCACCGCTCGATCCAGTTCTGCCGAAACGCCTTGATCAGATAGGTGGAGTCTGACACCAAAACGATGTCTGACGGCACCTGAATCGATTTTAGCCCTTCAAGGGCAGCGGTCAACTCCATGCGGTTGGAGGTTGTACCTTCAGCCCATCCTTGCAACTCCACGAGGGAGGATGGATAGCGTACAATAGCACACCATCCACCACTCCCGTCGCGGTTATCAGCAGAACCATCTGTGATGATCGTGATAGACACCAAACAGAGGCTTAGTAGCTACCGACTACTTCTTCCCTGACCTTAGCAAACTCAGTGGCGCGCTCGCCCGAAGGAAGCGTTCCATCATCTGTTCGCTCGTCATCGAAGCTTGGGATGTCGTCAGAAGTGACGCCCGCAACACGAGCGTAAGCCTCTTCAGAACCCATCTCTTCAAGTAGTGCTTCCAGTGCGGGAAGATCATCAGCGAAATCGCTCATGTCAGGAAGCGGCACCGCGTTCGGGCCATTCATGACGATGAACGGGTGATACTTGGTGTCACGTGAACCACCCTCACGGTGGATTTCCCACGCCACTTCACGGATGTCCCCACTAGCCTCGTGGTATGCACCGTAGTACGCGAAGAAGTTGGACGCGGACTGAATGACGATACCCCACTGCGGGTAGTCAACGTCAACGCCATCCTTGTTCGGCTTGGTCACGTAGCGAACCTTCAACCCCGTAACCTTCTTCCCGTCCTTGACTGGCTCTAGCTCAACTGCCAGCGCGACGAACTGCTCTGTAGCCTCGTGACCGACTTCATCACAAAGCTCGCAGACACCGCCGAAATCCTCGATCATTGACGGGTCTTTCTTACAGAGTAGCGTCTCCCAACGGGTGCCGCTCTTCATCTTGTCGTCCGGTACGGGCACCATCTTGTGCAGCCTTACCTTCGGAATCTCATCGCCTGCGGTTAGCCATGCGATGGTCTTGATGTCGCCATCCTTCCAGTAAATGTTAGGGGTGTAGCGACCCTTCGACTTCTTGGACTCCGCTGCCTTCTTGATAACATCGGTGCCCTTCTCAAACTGTCTTGCCATGTATATCTCCCTCGTTATTGAGTTGTTTACATTGTAGCACGTGATTGTGCTTAGCGCAACTATAACTTTCGCCTAGAATCTCTCATCCATTTCCATCAGCGATTTGTTATAGTCTAACGCATCATCGAGTTGCTTTTGTAACTCGACAATCTTTTGCTCTGCCTCTCGTCGCAGCAATCTTTCTGACTTCAATTGCGCTTCAAGGGCTAAAACTTGACGGGTGAAATTCTGGACAGTCCTTGAAAGACTATCCTTGTTCAGTGGAAGACTCACGTGCATCCCCCTGCTCTTCCTTTTCCTTCTCTTCCTTGCGCTGCTGTCGAGCCTCTCGGGCCTCGCGGCGCTCCTTGTCTTCTGCCTCATCCTCTGCTCGGGCTTCATCAAGAGCCTTCATCAACTGCTCTCGATCAGTGTCAGAGAACTCGCTGACTTGATAGACGCCAAGGCGCTGCTGGAAGTCAGCAAGGACGTTTGCTTCTCGTCCCTTAAGGACTTCAAGCCTGCCTTCGCCGTCTGCAAATTTCTTCATAGCCATAGTTTTCTACCTCGTATATTAGTGTTCGCTAGCGACCGATTTGTGCTAGTGTCGGCAACCTTTTACCGCTTGTTTTAGCCGCAAATAGAGTGCTTGGGTATGCAGCTTGGAGGTAGGCGATAACCTCATCGGCGGTCTGAAGATCAGCCGCGTCACCCTTCTCGTTCAGCACTACTGGAACAATTCTAAGCGTCGTCATCTTGCCTAACGTCTCGACTGCACGCTGTGCATTTTCATAGCCAGCAGCGTCATTGTCGGGCCAGAAATAGACGGTCGGAACCGCAAGCAAAAGCATCCCCTGCTCTCTAGAGAACGAGCCGAACGTAGCCACGACACGATTGAACCCCATGCTCATCAACTTGAGCGCAGTCATGGGCGATTCAACAACGATGACAGACGAAGCACCTTCTTCCTTGAGGTACTTCTTCATTCGATCATAACCGTAGAGCGTGTTGGCCTTGGGGAACCCTGACGTGTTCTTGTACTTGGGCACCTTCTTGCCATCTAGCTCACAGCGCGGGCAGAAATACTGATCCTTCTTTGGGCCATCTGTGTACGTTGCCAGGTGGCGGCGCTGTAGGCCGACAAGTTTGCCCATGAAGAAGTGCGGAATCGTGATTCCAGCATGCTCTTCATCGAAACCAACCTGCATGTCAACAATGATGTCCTTAGTCAGCCCACGCTCATAGAGATAAGGGTGAATCATCCTGTACTGGAAGAGGTTGTCTTCAGGGATTTCGGGCAATGTGTCGTCTTCCTCTTCTGGGTGCAGCATCGAGTGAATTCTAGCACTCAACGCAGTCTCAGAATTGAGGTCAGCGTAACCCTCTAACCACGTGACGACAGCATCGTGCGCCTCAGCCTTATCGGCCTGTCCAGATGACCTAGGTGCCATCTCAGGGCGCATCAACCAGACCAACTCAACGATGGTGCCGCCGCCACAAACGAAACAGTTGTAGGCAAGCTTCTCATCGTTGAAGCCGAACGAGGGCGAGCTATCGCCGTGCTTGTGGTTGCCCTCAAAGTCAGGGCAGTGACACATCCACTGGTGCTGACTCTGCTTGAAGCCGACATCGATCCCTAGCTCTTCCAAAAGAGCTTCAGTATCAATCTTGCCCGCTAGATAGGAGTAGTCTGTGAAGTCTTCGACCACGCCTCGTCTGATCTTGCTTAAGTCCAACGCTTCTCCAAAGCCTCGATAGCCTCACCAAGGCCGAATAGGATGTCATCTACGATCTTGACTGTCTCTGCATCCAGTCCATCCCGAATCTCATCTAGGAAGTCCCGGTATGCACGCAGTGCCTTAAGCATAGCAGTTGCGTCAAGGACGATGCGAACCTCAGGTGCGCCCACTGTCTCGTCACTCGGCTCAATCTGAACCCAAATGCCACCCTCGTACCTATGTGGCACACCACCAATCATCCCTACTGTTCCTTCTATCGGTTGTGGAAAGGTGGTACCAGGATAGGTGGTTCCAGGATAGGTATAGTGGGGAGGCAAATAAGGGCTAGGCTGGGCAGGCATCGTCCATGGGCCACCCGTACCCGAAGAAGTGCCTATTTCCCATGCGTAACCACCACCGCCACTCGCAAACGCACCCCCAGAAACTACACCAGTAGTGCTAATAGTATGAGTGTGACTTGGCGACCGCTTACTAAACAGCGGTTCACCACCATGTGTCGCGTCATTCTTTGTTGCCATTTTCTATCTCCTAGAAGCTACTTTGAACTCGGTTTTATTGACCAATTCGGTCTGGATATACCACGATGCTTTACCATGATTGCGCGCTGTAAGAATACCGAATTCAAGTGTGTTATTCGCGCGTAAATCCTTGTTCTGAAAGATGCCGTAAAGAGTGTCGGCAGCCTGACCAATCATATCGGTGAGTCCTACCTTGCTGCCATCGAAATCTTCAAGCTCTTCCATGCTATCGCCGCCACGATTGAACTGTGCCTCGACATAAAAGGGACGCTCAGCACCTGGGCGCACAGCCGCCTGCTTTAGATCGATAGCAACCTCTGCCTTTTCCTCTGTCTCACTGCGGTAGAAGTCCTTGACGCCCTTGATGTACTTGAACTGCGAGATGATGATGGCTTCTGCGCCCACCTTGTCGGCCTTTGAGACAAGAGCGGGCACCGTGCGCTCGTCCATTGGCGGCATCTCGATGGCAAACTTGTGTTGACTGAACTCTTCCCATGCCTTGTCGATCATCTTGTAATCCTTGGCAGTGAAAATACCTCTTTGAGCCAAATCCCACGAGTAGCCCGACAGAATACAAGAGATACGCAGCATGATTTCCTGCTCTGTGTTTTCTAATGTGGCGAAGTAGGGGTTACGGCCGTCTCTAGCCTGCCCAATGAACGCCATGCAGACGTTAAAGGTCTTCATGCGCTTCTCTCGGGCAAGCAGGTAGGCCAAGTTGCCGTCCTTGATGCCTCCGGTGAACTTGTCAATCTCAGCGTAGCCGCAGGTAGTGCCGTTGAAAGCACCCGCAAGCACCTGTTGCTGTAGATTGCGAAGGAAGAGCTTGTGGTCGCCCGGTAACCAGAGATGACGGTTACTAGTGCTGTTCCTGTCAATCTCAAAAGCAGCTTGACGGAGCCTCGACATCGCCTCTTTGGGGTCTTTGACCGTTACCTCGGCAATCGCCTCGATCAACTCACCAATCTCGTTGCGCTGATAGCGGTCACGCAGTTTCTCCACAACGTACTGTACGGTCGTCTCAGGCTCTTCAAACTCAAGCTTGGGGAATTCCTGCTTAAGGGTCTTCGCGCCCGGTAGACGGCCGCTGGCGTTGAAATGGTGTGTGACGAAAGTGAAGACAGACTTGGTTCGGGGCGACAGAAGCAGATCAGGAGAAATGCCCTCGCGCAAGATGTACTCTAGGGAAGGAAGATTCGCCAAATGGTTGATGAACTCCTGTTCAAAGTCCAGTGCCGCAGTTACTTTGGCTATTGACGTGTTGTCTAGCATACTGGCCGTCTCTCCCCTCGCTTCTTCAACTCATAGTTGCGGGTGCGCACTTCCTGCATACGCCGATCATGCCCGTTTGTCTCGATGCGAGTATTCTTAGCGGCCAACAGCGAGTAAACCTTACCGAATTCCTGTGCCTCAGACTCTTTGCTCATGTTCGTCGTGATCAGAGTTGGCAGTAGATTCGACGTGCGGTGTCGGATGACAGAATCAAGTCCATTCTGTAGGAAACCGCCAGCGTTACGTGCATCAGTGCGCAACTCATCCAGACCCAAGACTTCGACCGTTTTCAGGCGCTGTTCTAGCAGCCTCTTGGCATCGTCGTCGTGCCAGGACTTGCCCCAGATGTTGATTAGCTCTTCGAAGGTGATGAAGTACGTTTCACGAGCGTTCTTGATCAACTCCTTCAGCACGCACGTCATAGCGAAAGTCTTACCTGTGCCAAACGGGCCGTTGAAGGTCAGGCCCAGCCCGTAGTGGAAGTTGTCATCGAACTTGGCAAGGTAATCCTCCACGGCAGGGACAACTACGCCCGCATCGTCGCCATCAAAGTCTTTTAGGCAGATGTCGTGGTACTCGCGGCCAATGTTGGCGCGGAAATAGTGACGTTGCAAGGCTATCTGTACCTCACAATCACACTCGTAGGCTTGGAAGTCGAGCATGTACGTGCCTCGACCACCACAAGTGGGGCAATCCTTAGCTACCGGATAGCTCTTCTCAATCCTGTCGTAGGTCGAATCGTCAATCTTACGGCTGCGAAGGTTGCTCAGTAGTGTTTCTCTATCCATTAATGATCTTCTCGACTCGCTTCCTTACATCGTTTGCCACACGCTCTGTGGTTTCCTTGAAGAAATCGAAATCAGTGTAAGGAATGCTAAACTCTTCAAGGATCATGCGCACGCGCTCCTGAATGACATAAGCTTCTCCTTCTTCTGCACGATACATGGTCAAAAAGAGAACCTCGTCAGCCTTGAAGGTGTCTTTGAACATAGCACCAATCACGCCGAACGTCAAGATGGCCTTATCTTGTGTGTATTCGCTGACAGCCCCATGCTCCATGTAGCGCTCAAGCTTCAACGATGCATAGGCCACAGAATCGAGCAACGAGTGGGTAAAGAGGGTTGGCTTATCCCTCTTCTGCATCATGTCATCAGCATAACGAGTAGCTAGCTGTAGCTCATGACGATAATCGGTAGTAATACCCGTGTATCGTGCATCCTTGTAGTTGTCATAGAACACCACAGCTAAGCCCTCTACATCCTCTTGCAAGATATGCGTCAATGACAGCCGCGCACCCGTTGGGCCGCAAGCCATTACGAAAGTGGGCGGTTCCACTCGGCCTTTAGCTTCGCTAGTTCTTCCTGTAGTTCCGTGTTCTCTAGCCATAGGTCTGCATTCTCCAATCGAAGTTGCTCATTTTCCTGAGCTAATCTCTCGTTTGCCAATCTTGTTCCCACATCATCTGCTCGTGGCAGAGAGGCAGTATAGGGTGCGTCCAGTTTCTTCATCTTGGCCACTACCTCGCGCACGTGCTGTTGGCTCCATGCTGACAGGCTTGCGTAGGGATAACCAAACATCTTCTCTGCTGCTGTGTCCAGATTTAGGTCTTCATTCTTCATCTTTGACTCTCTTCACTGTGGCTCGTAGCGCAGGCTCTTTAACTACAAGGTGCCGCTCAACCACAGACAACTCTTCGGGGTGTTCTGCCAAAAGCGCTTCAAATTTATCGTCATCTAGCACATCAACCTTGACCGTCTTCTTCAGCTTGCGGTACAGGTCGGGGCGCTCCTTCTTGAGGCTCTCGAAATCAACCTCGGGACTGTATTCTACGACTTCTTTGGAGACTCGTACCGTCTGCCCTTCATCTTCTATGTCCACAACCCCTGCAACGTATTTAGTGTCTCTTTTCAGTACAAACGTGCGCTTCTTTTCAACCGTGTTAAGCTCGACATGTTCGACCTTCCAGCCGGGGAAGCGCCTTGTGACGAATTCTTCTTGTGATAGACCTGTTGCCTTGAAGAACGACTCTGGAATCTCAACCGTCCTAACTGGCAGAATGTGGTTAGCGCCTAGACCAGCATCATGAAGTCGAAAGAACTCTTTGCGCAAATCCTCCCGGCTCTTCTTGACTTCCCTCTCATTCTCGACCGTCTCATATAGCTGTCGAGCGATATGAGCTAAGCGCTGCTCGCGCCTCATCGGCTTCCTGTGCCACCATAGGGGTCTTCACCATCGCCCCATGACGTAGGTGCAAAAATTGCAACAGCAAACATAGCAACAATCAGCAACACGAACAGAATGTGCGGCCAGAAAATTGCGAGCCAGTGGATCATACGAACTCCGGCGTAAAGTCGAAGATGATTAGCGGGCCGTCACAGCCAGGGCACTTGCCTATTTCAGCCCCATGCGCCTGAGGACGCTCACCTGCACTGAGCCTGCGATTGAAGTGACAGCGCGTCTCTTCTGCCTCGGCAATGTGCCGACAGCGACCCCTGAAGTTATAGCCTGGGCAGTCACAAACAGGCTCGTTGAAGAGCGTGCCCGTGACTACCTCGTAGAATGAACCGTCACCCTTGCTGGATGGATTCTCTACGATCCGTGGCCGAACCATGTCCTTGCAAAGCGCAACCTTAGTTGCCATTCTTATTCTCCTGGCTCTGTTCTCGGTGCATGTCGCGCACGCCAATCTCCCAGAGACGACCGCCCGTGCGCGTCTTGGTGAAGTAAGGGTGATGGCGCTGCTTAGACCTACGTTGCGCCCTATTGCCATTGGGGTGCGTCTTGTAGATCAGCTTAGTGCCGACTACCTCTGACAGCAACGGGTGATGCCCCTCATGCTTGGGCTTAGAAATGCCTGGAACTCTCATGTCTACAGTGTAGCAGATTCTTGCAGAACTTGCAAGATGTTATACTACGTCGATCATCTTCTCAGGGACAGGAGGTTGACCCCACACCTGCGGAACCTCACAAACACCACCGACACAATCGATGGCCATGAATTCTTCAACTGTCATCTGATCGTGTACCTCAGTGCCGCGAACTACCTCACTCCATTGCTCTCGGGGCACAGGATTGATCGGCTCATTCTCACGACTGCCGAATCGGTACACCGTTGTGCCCTTGCAGTGCGGCAGGTACTCAAGCCATAGCTTGCCGAACTCTTCAATGTCGGCATCCTCAGCCATGTTGATGGTCTTGCTCACAGCGTTGTCGATGTGCTTCTGGACAATCTTCTGCATCTCAAAATGGCCGCGCAGGCTCACGTCGATAGCTGATTGAACTAGCTCAGGATACTTGTAGAATGCATCCTCTACGACTAGCTCTTGTTCTAGCTCGCCCGTGGGCTTGAAATAGTTGCGCCAGTAGACCGGGGCTGCAATAGGCTCGATGCCTGAAGACACCCCTGCGACCATAGAGGTTGTACCCGTTGGCGCAATCGTCATGAGGGCGCAGTTGCGGATTCCATGCTCCTTGATCTTGTTCCTGATGCCTCTCTTGAGCGTCTTCACGAAACCGCTCTCTAGGAACCTGGGATCATAGGCCGGGAATGCGCCCTTCTCGATAGCAAGGTTGATGCTAGCGTCGTAAGCAGTGTTCTTCATGGTGTTGAAGAGTCTCTCCACGAACTTGAATGCCTCGGGAGAGTCATACTTCATCCCTAGCTCAAGTAGCATCGTATGTAGGCCCATCACTCCCAGGCCGATACGTCGCACATCTTCGCAGTTCTGCTTAATTTCAGCTAACGGATAGTGATTGACGGAGAGGACGTTATCAAGGAAGCGCACACCGAGACGGATACTCTCATCGAATGCGTCCCAGTTGAACTTGCCATCCTCTACGAAGCGTGGAAGTACGAGCGCGCCAAGATCGCAGCAGCCGTACTCTTCCAACCAGATTTCTCCACACGGATTGGTGCAGATGAGGTTCTTGTGATACCAAAGGTTGCTCATCTTGTTGGCCAGATAGCCGTTTAGGATACCCGGCTCGCCGCTCTTGTAGGCATTCTCTACGAGCATACCCCAGAGCCAACCCGCGCTGATCGTCTTGCCGCTCGGGACGCCATTGAACTCTAGCTCGATGTCTTCGTTGTTCTCGACCATCTCTTGGAACCGCTCAGTGGGCATGTTCTCTGGAATGACGAGCGAGATGTTGGCGTTGTTCAACTCCTTTAGGTCTAGCTTGACTTTAAGGAACTCTTCAACGTCAGGATGGTTTAACTCCAACGACAGCATCAAAGCCATGCGTCGGCCACCACCGCCACGGATGGTGTTACCAATGGCATTGATCATCTGGCCAAATGATACTGCGCCAGTAGCCTCACCGCCTGTCCCTTTAATCGCCGCGCCTCGATAACGGATAGGGGATAGGTTAATGCCGACTCCACCCATGAGGCCGCTGATGATGATGGTGTCATTGGCGGTCTTCCCCCAAGCCTCGCGGGAGTCGCCTGTAGGTACAACGAAGCAATTGAGAAGCTGAGCCTTTGGACGGCCAGCACCATACCAAATGCGTCCACCAGGGTTAAATCTACCGCTAGAAAGCTGCTCTCGGAATCTGTCACCGTATTTCTTGACCTTTCCGTTCTCTTCTGCCTGTGCTACATGCGTGGCCACTCGGTCACACGCCTCTTGCCATGTCTCTTCAGGTGTACGTGCATACCTGTCAGAAAAAATAGTACGGCCTAAGCCGCTTGGTTCGAACTCACTCATCCTGTCTCCTACTTGTTATTCTCTTCTCATATTACTCGACGCTGATCACCTTCCAGGTGTACTAACAGATATAGTCTTTTCGCTGAGAGCGAGACTTAATCAATCACAGAAAGCATAGCACATAGCGCACTCAGGCCATGTGTACTCATCTCGATCAACCTTCTCAGAGCAATGGATGCAGCGACAGATACCAGCGGCCACCTTTAGCTCTTGCAGCCGCTTCTGCTCTTTGTGGTACGTGTCAATCTCATACGGATCAGGAGGGCCAATCATACGCCCCACGACTCTTCATGGCTATAGTCTAGCACATCTATCGTGCCAGCACAACTATGCGATGAGAAGCAGAGCCTTTGGGCGTACACGCAGAGAGGACAAGCCCCTGCCAATTCAATACCCATGTTTCCCACGGTCGAATCACTACAATCTTAGCCACTCTGTAGTTCTTTCCGCGCGTTCTGATAAGATCACCCCGGCTAAGCCTATCTATTGCTGAGAAGGGCTTAGAATGCGTTGTACGGTGCCCTGCGATGGCTACTGTGTCCTCGTCCTGCCAGTACAACCACGGGCCAGTGTCGAGCGATGGTGCTAAAGCGGCGTAAAGGCCGATTTTGGGGATGTAGATCGTATTTGGGTACGCTGAAGCGGAGGCAGCCAGCGCAAGGCTGACCACCCCCAGAATCAGAATGTTACGGAGTGTACGGGACTTCACGAGGACGGGGCGGTGTAGGTGGCAAGCAGCGATTAACGATCTTGGTCTTAACGACCGTTCGCGTCTTCCACTTGATGACCGTCTTCGCCTTCTTAACGACCGTGCGAACCTCAACAGGTCGATCCGGCGTAGGCACTCCGACAGGCCCAGGAACAGTGACTGTTACAGTAGGCCCAGGCACCGTAACCGCAGATACTGGGTCAACTGTCTTCTCTACTGTTACCGTCTGGCCCGGAAGTGTTACTGTCTGACTTGGAACCGTGACCGTTTCACCTGGAAGCGTTACCGTCTCACCAGGAACAGTGACAGTCTCGCCCGGAACAGTAACCGTAGTCGTCCCACCCGGAACAGTGACAGTGACTGTGCCGCCGCCGCCGCACGAGCCGAGAGTATCGCCGTGAGCAAGATGTGCATCAAGAGCCGAATTGGGCACTTCCATCTGAATGAACTCTGCACCAGGGCCGTTCTGGAACCCAGGCTTAAGATGACAGATGGTGGTTGTATCCGGGCCGTTTGCTACCGCGACTGACGTTCCCACGCCCACAGCAGCTACGACAGCGAACGCGAGGATTGCTAGAAATCTACGCAACTTTGCGCCTTTCTTTAGAATTACACTTCCTCTAAGTGTAGCTTAGGATCGAACTGTTGTCAAGCCTAGAAACACAAAAGCCCTCCCGAAGGAGGGCTGGTGCTTGTGTACCTTTCACTCAACTGCATCGGCGCGAGCTACCATGTAAGTTGGTGCGCTACCACAGCCGCAACAACCGTCACACATGGTGTTCCAGTACGCCTCTTCCTCTAGCTCGACATAGAACTGCCTGCCATCCTTCTCTAGAGTCATCTCGTTGTAGTCCACGCTGATAACCTTGCAACCTACAAGGTCATCCGTACCAACTACGACCTTCTTTACTGCTGCCATGCTACCTCCCTCGGTTGTGGTCACAATCCACACTTAGGAGGTTAGAAGCGGGAGTAGGAATTGAACCTACGACCTTCAGCTTATGAGGCTGACGAGCTACCTGACTGCTCCATCCCGCGCGTTAGTTTCATACCCTTACATTTTGGTGTGGGACACCACGGGCCATCACCGCGCCACGTTTGAGCTATACCATTCATGACGTACCCGCAACGCCTACAATACCATTTCATAACGTCCTGAACTGGATTCGAACCAGCGACCATTCGCTTAGGAGGCGAAAGCTCTTCCTCTGAGCTACCAGGACTTAGCTGCCCGCCTGGACGTTTGTGATACTCGTCGCACTTGGGGCAAACACCAGGGCGCTTGATATCCCTAGTGAGATGATTATGTTTTACGGCTGAGGACATGCGTCTACCTGACAAGATGCTGGATGCCCCTTAGCCCGACACCAATTAGCGAACTTCGGCTTCGGCTTTTCCTTCTTGCCACGAACCTGTGGTTCCTTCTTCTTTTCGAACTTCTTGGCGTACTCTTCGTTCTTGAGCCGCTTCTCTGCTGCTTGGTTTATTTTAGCCATATCGCTACGGTCAGATTCGAACTGACGAGTGGCGGCTTATGAGGCCGCTGCCTTAGACCACTTGGCTACGTAGCAGGGTAAAACGCTTGTGAAACAGTGTTGCAATTCATGCACTGATGTAGAGCCTCTGTGCCATGATCTGAATCCATCATCGTGACCAGACGGTGATGCTTGTTGGCGGAACATGACCAGCAGTAAAGCTGCTCCCACTCCGGGATTTCGCCATCGGGCGTCGGCGCAGTTTCACGCTGTAACTTCATGCAATACAGTGTAGCACGATAAGCCGGGTTCTGTCAACCCCTTGCGGGGAAGGACTACGATCTAACTCGCTATTTATCGCGGGAGACTCACGTCTACCTGCCCCCTACCTGTGTCAGCATCTCAGCCGCACGTCTTGGGGTCGCACCCCGCCACCTTACTAGTTAAGCGATTCATCTTAACTTCGAAAAGTTAAGGTCATCTCCTAGGCTCGTGTGAACGTTTGCTTGCGCGGTTGAATTCCCGCCAAGCAGGTGCCCGGACTTTCCTCTGCCAGTTGATTGAATCTGACAGCCGCAGTCTGTGCTACAAATTAGTGAGTGTTGCGCTTCATGGGCTTCAACACAGCGGTGCCATAGTTGTACCCAGCGTCATATGCAGCCTGATAGGCAGCAGGAACGTGGGTGTTGCTAGAGCCACTGCCATGCTCGGCAGCAGTTGCGGCAGCTAGCGCCCATTCGTATCCTTCGCGCACCGTCAACTTGTTTGCGTCCTTGTACATGCTTTCTCCGGGTTGTACATGAAAGACCGTCTGGAACCCTTGCTTACATCCACGTTAGATGCAAGAGTTGGATTCTCAAGTCCAGGGGCAGACCCGTTCGTCAACGGCGGCAATCTGGAACATACGGTCTAGTGGTCACGGCTGGAATCGAACCAGCGGCTTCCTCCTTCGCAGGGAGGCACTCTATCCTCTGAGCTACGCAACCATATCCACGGTTAAGCCTCATCAGTAAACACGACCCTAGATGTTCTGCATTCTGATACCGTCAACCTAGCTCCGTCTCGGGCCGAATGGTCGCAGTGTGTTTAACTGCCCTAGGATACCCTGCGAGGACTGTCCGTGGAAGAGTCTCATATCGGATTCGAACCGATGCTTACAGTTTGGAAGACTGTAGTGCTGAACCGCTAACACTAATGAGACTTGAAAGCCCGAACATGGTCATATTGGGTACCCTCACCCACGAACGAGCTAAGCATAAGATGGGATTCGAACCCACGACCTGATCGTTGGCAACGACCTGCTCTGGCCAATCTGAGCTACTTATGCGGGAGTCAACTGATCTTTGTGGTACCAGTCGTGATAGTAACCAGACACACCCTTGACGTAGACGCGGTAATAATCGCCGCTCTTGCCGGTGACCTGGACAACCTCGCTGGAACCTTTGACTTTCATCTTCTCGGTCATACTCTAAGTATAGCACAAAGTGGAGAATAAGGGAGTCGAACCCTTAATTTCGGTATGCAAAACCGATGTGTTCCCGTTAGCACTAATTCCCCATGAGTAGGCTATACTGGACTTGAACCAGTGACTTCCTCGATGTCAACGAGGTACTCTCCCAACTGAGTTAATAGCCTATGTGTTGCCGTTCTCTAGAGTGTCTAGACGATCATCCTGCTTAACTTGCTGCCCCTCAACCTTCTCACTAGTTGCGGTTAGATTCTCTGCAACGTGAGTTGCATCACTTTCAACCGCGTCGAGTCGTTCCGTAAGAACATCTACGTCCGAACGCAACTGATCCGCGACAGCCTTGATTTCATCCGCCTTGGAATAGATTGTTTCGCTAGCCTTAGCTAGCCGCTTGGCTGTCTCTTCTAGCTCGCTCATTACTTCTTCTTTCGGCGTAGCTTCTTGCCTACGTTGCGCCAGCCAGAACCCTTCTTGGGGCTACCCTTCTGCGCTGCCTGTACTTCTACCTTGTCACCCTTTGACATTTCTTACCTCCGAATGTCTGGCCAGAGAACCCATACCAGGATTACGGCCAGAACTACTAGGATTAGGATCGTACTCATCACCCATTACAGGTGAGATGTGAGCCTGATCTTAGTACGGTAGTAAAAATAGAGCGTCAGGGCGTACCATCTACGGTACCATGGCCGTTTCCGCAGGATCAGCCTGTAAGCTGCGATTCCAGTGTTCTTTTTCATTGAAACCAACCTTATAGCCACCATTTGAACGGCTGGTGGCCCACCGTGTTTCTACCAGCAGCCGTTCGGGTTGTAGTACCAGCGTCCGTCCGACCAGCCGACGAAGTAGTGGCCAGTGGATGAGTTATAGCTACAGTGAACGATATAGGGTGTCGGGTTAGAGCCACATGCTTGAGCATTCTCGATTGAGAAGCTTGCCGCACATGAATCCTCGGTGCCGAACACCGGGGTCTTAGCCGGTGCTGCCGCTGCGCCAACGAACAGCGCGAGGGCCATGACCGGAACGAGTAGTAGTTTCTTCATGCGTCTCCGTACACAATGGTGGGTTTTGATTTAGGAGTGTAAGCCAATCCCCGGATTCGAACCGAGAACCTCCTGATTACGAAACAGGCGCTTAGCCACTTAAGCTTGATTGGCGGGTGATCCCTTTTGGGCCTCGGGCGGAATCCATACCCGATGATGTAGGGGAGCGTGCGCCCGCTAACACTACCTCCCGACCCTTGTGGGGCCAGGGCAAGGATTTGAACCTTGACTACTCCCATATTTAAACGTGGCTCTTGCCGCGCTTGTTGCCGGATACGCCTCTTCCGAGGGGCTTACCGACGCGCAAGCGGTAGTTGGCGCACTTCTTGAGGTTACGCCCGTACTTGCGATTCTTGTTCTTCTTGTCCTTCTTCTTGCCCTTGCCAAGAGAACCAAGATCAATTTCGGCCTGAGACTTTCTGGCCAACTTTACCTCCCAAACGATGAGGTAGCACTATTGCTACCTACATGGTTTGGGCAAGTGAGTTGCGCATGTGTGCGCCTCCATGTAGTGGGTCACAAGCCTAACCAGAGAATCGAACTCTGTCCCCGTCGATACCAACGACGTATGCTATCCATTAGCACCAGTCAGGCGAATGCTGACAGGAACCACGGGTCTGTCAGCGGCCGATGTGAGAACCGTGGAACCACACCGGAACATGGAGCGAACGGGAGGAATCAAACCTCCGACCTTCGTGACAGCCACCGCACCTAGAGCGCTCTAGCGCGAGTGGGTTAACGCCACGATGCTCTCATCAACTGAGCTACGTCCGCTTAAGGGTAAACGACGAGAATCGAACTCGCTGCCAACGGGATCACAACCCGCCGTAGCCGCCAAAGGCTACCCGTTCACCGTGGGGTGGATGACGGGACTTGAACCCGCTTTCGCTGGGATCACAACCCAGAGCTTCGGCCACTTTAGCTTCATCCACAGAGCCAACTACAGGAATCGAACCCGTACCCCATCCTTACAAGGGATGTGCCCTACCATTAGGCTTAAGCTGGCGTGACGGACTCCCCTGCACGTTTAGGAGTCCACCTTGTCGTTTACGGCAAATCGGTGTTCTTGTAGCCGTTATGTCCGGCTAGCTGATGAACGAGCCAGCGCCTCCGCAAGCCCTTCCGTTTGAAGTCCTTTGCCGTAGTACCATGTCTCTTCGCGCGCTTCTTTGCGATGCGTCGGAGACTGGCATCAGATCGGTGATACATAGTAGCTCCTAACAATAGGATTTCCTGTGTATCGGGTAAGCTCCGACCTGAATGTTGGTGATACGACTTAGGCGCACTATTGTCCGCCGAAGCGTAGGCCACCGTTACGTATCACCAGAGCGCCAGATGGGGATCGAACCCATGACCTTCCGCTACCATGTCGCGGATGCTCTACCACTGAGCTACTGATGCTAAAGCAAGCGCATGTTTCTAATGGGAATTGCACCCCATGCGCCCCCGATGTGATATCCATCGAGTTAGTATCAGAGACGGGAGTCGAACCCGCATTGCCCAGATTGAAAGTCTGGTGTCCTTGACCATTAGACGACTCTGATATGGTGGGCACGCTACCCCCGCTTACCACCCTCTACGGATGGGGCGCTGGACGTAACCCTTGTTCGGAAGGTTCCCAATCCAGCCTTGCCAGGAATTGGGATTCACAAGGCTTGTTACCTTCCTATCACCCCGCGCGATGGCAAGGTGTTCTTGTGTATGTTCGGCGTCTATGACAGTTGGCACAGACCACGATTCATTAGTAGTGAATTCAGCCACCCCTACGAGAATCGAACTCGTCTCTTCCGCTGGACAGGCGGGCGTTCTAGACCAATGAACTAAGGGGCGTTGCTGCCGGGGCACATGTACAGCACCCTATTGTTGGGCACGACCCCAACGGGAGGTACAAGACTAGCTGCCGATTCCGGCTGAATCACCTACTGTGACCCATACGATGCTGACGGGATTCGAACCCGCGATATCCGCCGTGACAGGGCGGTGCCTTAAGCCTCTAGACGACAGCATCAAGCGACGGTTTCCCTCTGGGTTAGCGAAGTTGTGGCTACCGTCAAACGCCTCTTCGTGCAACTTAGGGTAACGGCACGACCCGTACACCCGCAGCAGGTTCATCCGTTAGACGATGCTCTTGGGTTCGTGGCCCTCAATCGCCATGTAGTTCTCCTGCTCAGTTCCAAGGGTAGGAATCGAACCCACGATTGCAACGGTTCAAAGCCGCGCCACCCGTGCCAACAGAGTAACCTTGGATCGTGCTATCCTCTTCGACCTAGGTCATAGGCGTGACGACCGATAGCTTTGTCATCATCTCATCGAGTGCTAGCACTAGGAATCGAACCTAGTCTCGTGGTTTTACAGACCAGTGTGCAACCTTTACACCATGCTAGCGTGACATTTGCAATTCTTCATGCGATGATGATTTGCGCAAAGAATATCGCATTTCTTTATCTCGGCTGCGAGCCTATCCCATCCATAATCCTGGGCTGCTGCTGAACCGAGGCTAAACAACTTCTCGTCACCATTACGGTGATGGAAGTCTAGGGCACTAGCGCAGTCATTAAAGCCGCACTCAGCGCAACCATGTTCTAACTTGTAATCGCGCAACCTTTGTACGGTTGCTGCTCGCCGCTTTTTGTTAGACGCTATTATGTACTCTTTGCGTCCCGGTTTACGGTACGTAACGTCTCGCGCATAAGCATTTCTGTCTCTCATGCCAATTACCTGCGCGATGTAACCCAAAACAAAGGGTTACAGCCGGGTGTAGTCAGCCAGACTACTATACTAGCGAGTTAGTTGTGACGCTAAAGAGGGGTGTCATTTTCCTTAGCAAGACCTGTCCGGGCATAAGCACCCTTTGCCCTTCTGTGCGGCTTTCACAACTATGCCAGCTATAGGAATCGAACCTATCGTGTCTGAGACGGGCGGGTTACAGCCGCCGTGCCCACCTTGGGCGAACTGGCTTTGTACCTTACACGGTGCTGGCTCCGCTCACTCCGTGAGCAGACTTTCCCTCATACCCTCAGTGGTTTCCCCAGGCCGCTATGGTCTTCGTACCCATGCATGTTTTCTAATTTCACCCAGGTTAGGTACCCTCCACCACCTACTCTTGTGAGGTTAGGCTTCGTTGTGTCTACGAGTTGTACCGACCGCGAACACCCGCATAGGTGATCGCTCAGACGGCTCTGCTTAAGCGGCCCTACACGGCCTTGACTCGTCGCTGACTTGAAGCACCAACAATTCAGCCTTGCGGCTAGCTCCCGGAGATGGATTCGAACCACCATATACGGCTTCAGAGGCCGCTGTCCTACCGTTAGACGATCCAGGAATGGAGCAACACCGCTGTTCTGAACAGGGCAGTGTTGCGTGAAGACGGGGAGAAAAGCCCTCACCACTAGACTCCGTTAGGCCGCGCACCTATAATTCTGTCAACACTCTAACCGTCGATTGAGTGCGACTTTACCGGGCTGCTCGATCCTGCCAAGGCAAGACCGTCCGGTGACCTGTCCACCAAACATCAAGACGTTCCGCCTTTTGAGGGGCGTATCGTCCCGATGCCCCACATCTCAGTGGGAGGCTTGTGTACTGACCTAGGTTGGTAGCCTAGTCGCCATTCTCGTTTTCTACGGGCGTCTCTGCGCTGAATCCACCGAAGTGGCTAACCCAGATTGCGTAAATGCTCATGAAGCCTACGAACCACAGCGCATCTCGCAGTACGTACCAGATGAAGACGCCTGGAATGATCCAGATGAAGAGCAACCAAAAGTTAATGGCTGCTCGCTGTCGTGCGTTAGTATGATGAATGAACCAATCGCTCGGCCCGTAGAAGATTCTCGCCCACATGTCACCTATTCCGTGTACGGAGAATCGAGTCAGGATAGCAAGATTCGAACTTGCGGCTTCTTCGTCCCCAACGAAGTACTCTAACCAGACTGAGCTATATCCTGTGAATCGCCCTCTCCTACTCTTCGCCGCAGAGCTTTCGCCCAACTTTGAGAACCTCCGCTTCTTAACGCATATAGCGCCCTCGGAGAGTGCTATCAGTGTGGTTGGATTCGAACCAACGGCCTCTCGCGTCCAAGGCGAGTACTCTAAACCAAACTGAGCTACACACTGTGGTGACGGTTCAATTTAATCGGGTGGCCACCCGGTGCCTACAGAGCCGACAACTCTAGGCATACATCTGATCAGGATAGTAGGATTCGAACCTACGGCCTCACCCGTCCGAGGGGCGCACTCTGTCCAAGCTGAGCTATATCCTGGCTTCTCTAAGTTTTCAATGTTCGCGATACGTCCAATGCCTGCTGCACGTAGGCTTGGTTTCCTTCATCCAACTTACGCGATCCTGCTGTGCTACTGCTCGCGCTCGTTGCCCTGCTGGCATCCTGTCCTGGCGAGTCTTGTCTTGCCTGCCGCGCCAGCCAGATGTCTGAGCTACGTTCTTCTTTTGTGCCATAGGTACATCCTATCACAAAAGTTGGTGACGTGCAAGAAACGGGGGCTGTCGTCGCTCGGAGCGCTCCGTTACATTTACCCTCCTGATCCCTGCACTTAATCGTGCGTCCGGTGGAGGCACCTTCCTTTTCAGGCCGTGGCGGACATACCTGTCTCACACTCTAGTTACGAGCGACTGTCACGCGATCAACGGGCTGTCTCTTGGCTGTTTCGTCATGACTCCACAACCTCATCCCTAACGCTACGTTCCGCTCATCGTTACTAGCACCAGCGACCCATGCAGGGATCGAACCTGCGACCTTCGCGTTCGAAGCGCGACACTCTATTCCTCTGAGCTAATGGGCCATGTGAATCTAAAACAGAAGGTGCGATATAGGACGGCCTACGCGACGTGAGTACCCACTCATTAAGGGCAGGAAGCTTGATCGGCGCGACCGACCTTCGTGTTTATCCGTCCGTTAGCTTCCTCAGTCACGGTTTGCTCTTTCCTTCTGTAGTGCCCCCGGCAGGAATCGAACCCGCAACCCTCGGTTTAAAAGACCGTAGCTCTACCATTAAGCTTACGGAGGCATGGTGCCCGTCTTTCCAGGCTGTCAGTAGGGCTTTCACCTACGCTTAAGTACAGGACGCGGGACTCGAACCCGCAAGCCAGTGAAGGCAGCAGTTTTTGAGACTGCCGTGTATACCAATTCCACCAGTCCTGCTCGTCTCAGGAGGTTTTCGTGTCGCTATCGAGCATCCACCCGATTGGCTTAGACATTCGTTCCCTTCCCTCTTCGACTACACCGCACGTCTCCCCAGTTATGAGCCAGGGCGCGTCTGCCACTTCGCTATCCCGGCGTGAGTGCCGGGAGTTGGATTCGAACCAACAATGTACAGCTAGTACCCCTCAACGGATTCGAACCGTTACTGTGTCGGGTTTAAGCCGACTGCCTCTGCCAGTTGGGCTAGAGGGGCTTGTGCGAGCAGCGGACGCGCATGGGTCGAACATGCAACCGTTCCATCATCCAGTCTGCATCGCCGCGTGAACCTTCCGTAGAAAGCTCACACGATTCGCGCGGTTGTCCGCTCGATCCGTCACACGCATCAAGCAATCGTAATCGTTGTCCGTAGACAAGAGGATCAGATCATCGATGCTAGTGAAGTCTTCGAACGGAGAAGGGCACGAACATCCTGAGTCTTGAGCGAAGTACAACTCGCCAGTGTCCTTGTGTCGCCACACGACCACCAGATCGAAGCTATAGTCCGGCTCAGTCAACTCTAGTTCCGCGAACGGCTCTAGGTTCCACTGCTCAGGGCTGTAGTATACGGTCATGACAACCTCCCGATAGTTTAGGAATGACGACTGTCATTTGATCGGGTTACCACAAGGCACCTGCGAGAATCGAACTCGCGTGCGTGGGTTTGCAGTCCACTACCTAAACCACTCGGTCAAGGTGCCAGGAGCCGCCACACCGGGGTTATTAGCCTAACCGGATAGGCGACGAAGGGAGCGGGTACGGGGATCGAACCCGTCTGGGAGAGCTTATGAGACTCCCGTTTTCACCAGAATGGTAACCCGCTTGATTCATAACCTACCGCCTCGGCCTACAGCCGATATTGTGAATACGGTTGCCGCCGTACCCGTTGCCCCGTAGCCAGCGGCAACCGGCATTGGGCGGGCGATACACTTAAGTGGAGATGGCGAGAGTCGAACTCGCGTCTTACACAAGAAACAACTAGCGTCTACGAGCGTAGCTGGCTAAGGTGCCGCGTCCCGTTACGGCTGCAAGAGCCGCCTTAATCAGCAAGACCCGTTGTATTTAGGATGGCCTCGCGGGTGTCCCATTGGACTGCGTTTCTGTTGATCCGTTTACGCAGCGACGGCTAGACGATCCTCAGCCCATTCGGCCGGGAAGGTGTCTGCTACAGAAGTGTTCTCTGCATTTATTGGTTTGACCGTGATTTAAGTGGCCTCGGTCACCACTGCTCGCAACTATGCCATTTACTTGGCAATCGATACCATTTCATCCCCATAAAACTGGCAATGCGTCACCGATCAACTCGCACGCTTTTCGCTCGACCCGCTTCTACCTACTCAGCTAATTAAGCCTTTCGTCCACTTTGTGTCAAGACGTTCTCGTGGTCACCGTTGGGTTCGGCCACTTTCTCCAATTGTAATCACTTACTGCATTGCCATTCTTTCTAAAAAGGGTGCCAGTACCCGCGCCTACTAGCATCTCATGGATTTCGGTTTCAGTTTTCACGAACGGCAGACCGGAAAAGTCCGGCCATCTAAGAACGATCCAATCTGACCTTCGGTTCCATGGTCGCGGCTAGCGCTACGTCCATAGGCATTGCCCTGACATTGGCTTTCGCCAGTAGACGTGAGTGGATTCGAACCACTGTGTAACCTGCTAACCTTTCTACGCCTTATCAGAGCGAGGGTATACACGTCTATGGTGCAAACGCTAAGCGGTTAAGCCTAGCGCCTGCTCGGTTGCATAGTACGGCCTTACGCCTACCACGCGAGTCTTGCTGCCATCCTCATGCTCTAAGACGAGCGTAGGAATGGATCGTACATCGTGATCGTGCGCGCGATGTGGTTCGTCGTCAATGTTGACAGACACCAACACCAGACCATGAGTCTTTACTAGTTTGTCAACCACTGGATTCATGATCTTGCACGGCCCGCACCAGTCTGCGTAGAACTTGTACAGTGTCTTTTCCATACTTACTCCAACGTCAGAGAGGGTGTTAATATTCCAGTGTGGTGCGCATCTACGCCAGGGACGGTCAGCCTCAGTTTCCTGCCATGGTGCCAGCAAGCACAACGTAGCCACACTAGAGTACATCGGTCAGGAGTCGAACCTGCTCTTGCCGAGATATAAGCTCGGCTGCATCTACCGGACGCGCCCGATGCTAAACCGGAGTCCAGTGTTGCCGAGAATACCACGCTTTAAGGGCGTGGTTCCCTCAGCCTAGGGCGCTGTGGCCCTATCAGGGAATCTAACCCTGAGCTACCCGCTACGGTTCTAGATACCTCACGGACGGCAAGCAACAAAGGACTTAGCACGCGATGCAGGAGTCGAACCCGCTCAGTAAGGTTTTGGAGGCCCACTCGTCGCCATGACTGTATCGCGCAAGCTTTAGATCAGGGAGTCACGCAGAGGGCTGGCCAGCACGACCCTGCGACACACCAAGCTTTCAATGCGAGTCGAACGCATCTTACTATGACCTAAACTAAAGAGAAGACTGGAATGCGGCTGCTTGCTCAGGCGACACATTCCTTCGACTGCAAGATCGTCTACAATCTTCTCTACGGTTACAGTAGGATTCGAACCTACGAGGGCATTTCCTCCCAACCCGCTTTCCAAGCGGGCGCACTAGACCACTATGCGATGTAACCACGAGTTAGCGGTTCTGATGCTGCAATCCTAGGCGATCAACCTAGTCAAGCCCGGACTCTGGCTGTACGGGCCAACACACCGGGACTAACTCTACGGAATGCACAGGATTCGAACCTGCAACGCCTCACGACGCAACTGTTTTCAAGACAGCGCCCTCACCACCCGGACACATTCCAAGTAAGCTAGAGAACGGTTCCGCTTTACAGCCTGTGGCTTTACCGGCGAGACGACTTCTAGCTACGGAGCGACAGGGATTCGAACCCTGGATGCCCTTTCAGACATACGGGTTTAGCAAACCCGCGCAATCGGCCAACTATGCGACCGCTCCTAGGTTGACGGATGCCGACGCTTATCACCCCGGCTCTAGCTGTCCGCCCAGCTATAAATAGCATCTAAATGAATGTCCCGCCAGCCGCAATGCAGCGACGGGAAGCAAAACCAAATATAATCAACGTTACCTTACGGGCGACCCTCCGCACAGTTTTCGCTGTACTAGGCCCAACAGCTAGCTGTTACCGCAATGGCACTAGCTGCCTAGCAAGACGTTCCCGGCTTCCTTGGCGACGTGATCCCGCTTCGGCTGACAGTAACATTCACCCCAACCACATAAGGTGTTCCCTCAAGGCTAACATGGTTTGGTCTTCGTGGCCACGCGCCTCGTGTCCTATGGACGCAGGGTTGTTACATTACTTCATGCTCATCTCCTGTGTTGCTTACGAGACTAGCTCCCAGAGTAGGATTCGAACCTACGAATGGACGGTTAACAGCCGCCTGCGTTTCCTCTTCGCCATCCGGGATTAATTGCCCGTCGTATCGTGACTAGGCTTCACGGCTGCGGATCGTGCAGCACGCCATTAAGTCTGCATTGTGGTGGGATTTGAACCCACGACCATCGGTTGAAAGCCGACCGCTCTCCCTGACTGAGCTACACACGTCTACGCCTTTCAAGGGCGCAGATTTCCAGTTTTCTCTCCGACAGTTTTCGCTGTTCACGAGGGAAACTCCCCCGCCCTAAGTCGTTCCCGTCATCTCTGGTTCATTTTAGCTGGCATACCAGGATTCGAACCTGAATAACGGAGTTAACAGCCCCGCGTCTTACCATTAGACGATACGCCATCAAATAACCCGCAGGAGCATATAATTTTCCTACGGTTACTCTCTGGTGAGTGCCCATTCCAGTCTGTTTTGAATGAAAGCGGCCCACCTTCATTGAGCTAGCACCCCATACGGGATTCGAACCCGTGTTCTCTGCCTTGAGAGGGCAGCGATCTAAACCACTAATCCAATGGGGCATGGATGGGAGAATTGTCTGCCTCGACACCACCCAGTGGTATCTCCCTGTCGTCCTATCCAATCAAAGGATTTGGATGTGATAGTGGGTCTTGGCATCCCACACGGAGAGGCAAAGCTGCCTTTATCATAGGTTTCTCTCCGACCATTCCTGCGCTGCCGCGCCATCGCTGTACGAGGTTGCGCCTCGCCCACACCATTGCCTCCCTCAGCGGTAGCCCCTGGGTACAACAATGATGCTTTCATTCGACTACTACTCATCCTGGTTGCCCAGGATTTTCGCCAGACGTGCGTTCAACACCTAGCCACCCGCCTTGCGAGAAGGCAACTAGGCGCTTTTCCGCCATACCACCCACCAACCCATAAGGGCGCACGGAGCTACCGCTTTGCCCAGGGAAGGTGGTTCCAAAAGGTGTTCACGGACGGATTTGAACCGCCGACTCTTCGGGCTTCAACCGAAAGCTCTACCGGACTGAGCTACGTGAACTAGGCTGCTCTGTGCCTTTAGAGTAGCCAGAGCAGAACAAGAACAATCAGAATTACAACTAGAATTCCACCAAGTGTCATGTGAATTACCTCCACACATTACCGTTCGCATCTTGGTCTTTCTATGTCCGTACCGAGAGTCGAACTCGGATGCTTCCGCACACGGCTCTCAACCGTGCCTGTATACCAATTCCAGCATACGGACTAAACTTCACTGATCCGTGGTTTCTGCCACGCCGCCCTCGGTAGACCCTTCCAGGCTCACTAGGGAATCGAACCCTATGTACGCCCGTCATAGGCGCACGACCAGCTACTATTGCGTGTGACGTAGGGCTAGGTCACTAGAACCTAGTGAGTCCGTAGACTCCCTTGCCTTGCGGCTACCTTAGGGCTGAACGCCCCCGGCCACACTAGTGGATGCAGTAGGAATCGAACCCACATCTCGACGGTTAAGAGCCGCCTGCATAACCAATCTGCCATGCATCCTAATTGCAATGAAGTCGGGTTCCTGTTGTACACCTTAGACGGATTGACCGATGGCCCATGCGGATACGCCGCACACACGTACTACCCGGTACCCATTGCTATGAACGTGGTAGGATTCGAACCTACGATCTTGGGATTAAGAGTCCCCTGCCTTGAGCCGCTTAGCTACACGTCCGAGGATTCCCCTGTGGGGATGGATAGCACTCAGCAACCGCTATCCATCCCCTCCTGAGAAACCTTGCTGAGATGATCTTACTGCTCTGTGCGCCTGACCGCAATTACGAAGTCTCGACCTTCCAGAGCTAGTGCAGATAACAGGAATCGAACCTGCATGGGTCACCCCACTGGTTTCTAAGACCAGCGCGTATACCTATTCCGCCATATCTGCATGGAGCCGCAGGGTTCGCCACTCCATCAGGAGCGCTACAGTTGCCACGGCTTGTGCATATCTCTAGGAGTTACCCACCGCTGACTTTTCGGTGTATGCACCACGTTCGGTGTCGTCAGAATCCGAACGCTAGTAGGCAATGAGGGACTTGAACCCCCGACCCTCTGCGTGTAAAGCAGACGCTCTCCCAACTGAGCTAATTGCCTATGGTGTCCCCGCCTATCCCTCGCGGAACGCAATGCTCCAACGGGCTGCGCAGGACGTGTTACGCTGTTTAGGGCGCACCCTGTTACAGTGTGGCCTGTAACGACCGCCGATGTCTGCCCTATCGGCTGGGCCTCCTACCCGGAGAGGGTCTTGCAAATGACCACCCCACCCGGCTTACACGGGTCGTGAGATATTATCTTGAGAGGGCAGTAAATTTCAACCTGGGATCATACGTCCTGCCGAAGGGTTAGTTTTACGGCTATGCCCAGACGTTTAGCGCTAAAGTGGAGATGACAGGAGTCGAACCCGCGACCTATTGCGTGCAAAGCAATTGCTCTCCCAACTGAGCTACATCCCCATATGGTGTGATGGTCAGGGAAGCCTTGGCGACTTCGTTTACCAATCGCATCACACTATGTCGAGTCAGAAGACTCTAGAAGCGCGGGGCATGTAATATATCAAAGGCCACTTGCTAACCCGCCGCCTTTGAGTTTCCACATTTTTCGGTTTCCCTAGGTTGGAACCTAGAGTCTTCGTTCATGCTTCTGCAACTCAGCGGGTAGTTCAATCCCACGCGCTACTACAGTGTTCTCACTCGTGTTGAGTGAAAGGCTCTCTCTGCTCCCCCTTGACCCTGTAGAAGCGGCCTTGGTTTTGCATCCTACCCACCAAACTTTCGGTGAGTTGACTCGCCAGCACATGAGTCGGAGGCACCTATCAACATACTACCACCTGACGATCTTGCTGTCAAGTTCGGATTTTCCCGGAACCTTTCGGTGCGGAGTCGAACCGCCTATCCTAGTGAGTCTTACAGGATTCGAACCTGTGACCTACGGTTTAGAAGACCGCCGCTCTGTTCCACTGAGCTAAAGACCCTAGTTTACTGCTGTCTATAAAGTGTACCAGACAGGGTTCTCTCTGTCAAGTACATATTAGTGGTTCTCGTTGCCCCTTTTATAGTGTCCGTACAAAAAGAAATTTGGGGTGGGAGGAAAGGAGGAAACTCCCACCCCGGTGGAACATCACCTTCTACAGTCTAACAGACTTAGCCGCGACTGTCAAGCGCCTTGCGAAGATCGATGGCGTCCCACATGTTGCGTCGGTAGCCCTGATCCTCACCCGCTGCGTTCACAACGGTGTAACCACGAGAGACAGAGCCGGTGACGCGATGGTTCACCTTCGAACCTACCTCCTTGCCGCCACCCTTGATCTTTGCGTGTCCCATCTTTGCGTTCTTTTGTGCCATTAGTCCCTCCCTAGTTCTTGCTGAACGGATAGACCCACGGAACCTGATTGCCCGACTTGAACGAGCTACGCGGATCGAGAATCAGGACAACGATGTTCTTCATGTTTCCTCCTAGACCTTCGCCGGATGCTTGGGGCAGGAACCCGTCGCCTTGGCAGCGATGGCCTTGCACGGCTTTCCGTCTTCCTTGATGGTGCCACAGCGCGCAGCGGTAATCTCGCGCTTCTTGCCGCCGTTGTCGCGGCGGATGCTACCCTTTGCGGCCTTGCGCACCGTGATCGAGCCAAGCGGAAGCGTAGCCGTCAGCATGCGGGTGCCGTCGAAAACGACATCCTCGGTGATCGTGGCGTTCGGGTTGTTGAGAAGCTGCGTGACCATGACGCGCTGGGACGTGCTGATCACGATGTGATCCAGATCGTCCACCATGTTGATGGTCGTCTCGCGCTCCGATGCAGTCAGTGCCATGTTTCGATCCCCTTTCGTCTTTCTTTCCCTTGTCTATTCATTATATCATAGACTCGGGTGAATAGCAAGGGCGGGATTGCTCCCGCCCTGCGCCGACTTGCCAAGTACTACTTAGTGTAGCAGATTTAGTCGTCGTCTGCGTCGAGTCCATTGCCGTGCGGCACTGGCTCGTCGTCAGGTGCGCCCAAGAGCGAATCGTCGGGCGCTGCGTCCGGGTTTGGAACCTGGGGCGCGTTGTCGCCTAGACCTTCACGTCCTGTCTTCTCGAAAGCCATTTAGACTCCCAAGCGCTTTCGATCCGGCACGTCGAAGCCAGCCTCACCAACAGGCTCGCCTGTAGTGAAGAATGCCTGTAGTGCGCGGACTGCTGCGGTGACGCCTGCGACCAGAGCAGCCGTGAGAAGTGCCTTGCCTTGATCTAGGTTCGGTGCGCCAAGGACGCCCGGAGCTAGGATCAGGAATGCACCAAGGAACGCTCGTGCGGCAGAGTCCAACAGCGTACCAGCGAATCCAGGCACAAAGCTCTGGAACGATAGCTGCGGAACGAAGACCTGAAGAGCCTTCAAGCCTGCGGCGACCGAAGCGATTAGTGCTGCAACCGCTAGACCTAGCATAGCGTTCACGTCAGGCGCTGCCAGCACTCCCGGAAGGAGAACAAGCAACGAACCGGCGAAGGCTCGCAGGAATGAGCGACCAGCGTTTGATAGTAGACCAGTCATTTTACCTCTTTGTTGGATTGAACATGTCCAATTATTACTCGGCGCTAGCCGCCGAAACTAGGTATCTCTCTTCTCTCACCTAACATCTCAATCTTACTACGTAGTAACTATTAGACCCTATATAGGTTGCCACTAGCGCGCCCGCGCGTGATATCATATAAATAGCTAAATGTCAAGTGATGAATTAGAATTGTGCGTGACACGAAGATGTGGTATACTGGATAGGTGACACTCAAGTCCAGACACATCGTTACGATCAACGAAGAACCTCATTACGAAAGAGTCAATGCTGTGCTTGCTGAGATTGTTCCACCCAAGGAGCTTTTCGATGTCAAGCATAGCATCAGTCTTTCTAATGCCCAGTGTGTCTATTCAACCTTGATCATCTATAGGGTATATGATGAGTAGCAAGTTTTATGTCATAGTGGTCGAGACGGACGGTAATGCTACTAAACATCAGGCTAATGTCCAGGCCAAGCTCGATCTTTTTGACGAGCATGATGAAATTTTCGATATCGGTTACTCCTTTGCTCGTAAGCCAGGGGAGAAACAGAAGCATTCGACCCAAATCGTTTACCGGAGGTACAGTGGCGAAGCGTAAGCCCAAGCTGTGGAAGAACAAGACTGAGGAAGAGTACCTCCGTCGCCTATTGATGAACCCGCCCACTGAGGGCACATGGTGGCATGAGGTTGAGTACGAGAAAGAGGATGCCGCTGGCAAGATCATCAAGAGTACTTATCGCCACGTGTCTAGCGCTTCACACAAGAAGTGCGTCCTGTGTGGCTATGCGCAACCTCGCAATCCAAAGAAGCTCTGGCCTGACTATGTGCGCGCCTGCAAGATTGTCGGCATTGATCCTGGCATGATCTGGCAGCAGCGCGAGGATGGCACCCCGATCATGCGCTCTAAGGGTGGCAGTTGGCGCAACGCACCGGAGCTACCATGACCAGAGAAGAGAAGTACGAAAGGCTTAAGCAGCTAGCTGCCAAACGTGGGCATGACCTGTCTATATTGGATGCTTTTGCCGTTATCCTTTCTCAAGAAGAGATGGATGCGGAAATAGATCGTGTCCTTGCCCTTTTCGAACAAGCGGAGCTACCGTAGTGTACATCCCTAGCGAAAATACCTGGGAGACGCGAGCGCTTGTCGCTGAGCGGCGTGTACGTGAGCTTGAGCGAGCCATTACAGACATGATGGCCATCCCTGCTTCTGAGCGCCGTGCCATGAAGAAGGTTGGCAGGGACGTGCTAACATCAAAGGGGTCATCAGCGCCAGCTAATAAGCGAGATGGACACGAATAATCAGCACCCTTTGAATGACATCTGGGAAATCTACAGCGAGTCTCTTGACGTTGCCGTAACCCAAGGTCTGCTTGGGGATAGTGAATTGGGTGATGGCTATGTCTGGCCACCCGATCTTGACTTCAAGGACTGGGAACAGGAGGACGTGAAGCGCTATGTCGCTGAGCGACTACAGGAGATTGTCGAGAGCATCAAGAACAAGGGTGGTGTTGATCCTCATATGCTTCAGGGCTATCTCTTCCGCTCCGTGCTATGTGGCATGATGTGGGAGAAAGAGCGAGTTGGCAGATAGCTTGACAGTTGCAACCTGGGCTGCTATACTGAATTTATGACTTCTGGTTCATCCACGAAAGCGCGCTGTGAAAGCCTGTCGCCCATCTATAAGTTTGACGAAGGGCCACGCCGATGCCGGGGCGAACAGGGTCACAGCAGTAATCACTGGGCCAAAACCTCAGATGGGCGGCACGTTGATCCTCGGTGGGACTATGAAGTTACTTGGCCGAATGTCGTGAAGGAAAAAGACGCCGATGACTTGGCATGACGTGTTCGTGTGGCTGAGCGGTTTTGCGTCCGGCTGGCTCGTCATATGGTATTGGCTCGCCAAGCCGATGGCGCGGTTACTCGGGTATGAGAAAAAGGACGACGCCTGATGCGCGTTCCCCCCGCCCAGGACACGCTACGCGAGTGGAGCGCGGCACGCGAAGCCGTTGTGAACGATCACGGTGAGGTCTGCCACGACGACGAGGGACTCGCACGCTTGCTCGCCGCAGGAGACGCGCTCGCTCGGGAGCAGACCAGCACACCGGACGCTGCACAGGCGCTACGAACAGCAGAGAAACTGCTGACGCCCTACCTCGTCTCAGGCAAGTTTCCGCCCGGAAAGGTGGTGCGCGCTGCTCTCGCCGCGCTCCGTACTTCCAGCGTAGACGCGGAGGACAGAAACGGCGCTCGGACATTCGACCCATTCGAGATGCGCGCAGAGCGTCGCCGGGCGACCAGCACACCGGACGCTGCCTGCGATTGCCACCTGCACGAGCGTCAGGTCTGCGACGTTTGCCAGGGCGTTGGGGCTTCCAGCGTAGACGCGGAACAAGCCAATGGGTACAGCGACGATCCTCTTGCTCACCCCGACGATGATGCGAGCTATCTATGATTGACCCTGTATGTCTCTTCCATGGCAAGAAAGCATCCGAACATGACTGTCTTTTCTGTTGCCTTTGTTTTGAATCACTAACATCAGAAGAGTGCGCCCAAGATGCTGATGGCGTCAAATGGGATATTTGTGTTCCATGTTATGTTGCTGAACAGACGGAAGGGCGGGTATCTGCTATACTTGATAGTGAACCTAGTATTGGCGACTGTAGCGCATGTCGTGCTGGGCAGGTTTCGATTGTCCAAGGATTGTGTCGTGAATGTAGAGCGGGCGGGATAAGCTCTACGGGAGAAGCTTGATGACCAAGAAGACGCTAACACTCATGCAAGGCATTCCAGGCTCTGGCAAGTCTACCGTCGCCAAGGCTTTGGCTGATGCCACTGGCGCGCTCATCTTCTCCACTGACGAGTTTTGGTACATGGGTGACCCTAGCTACTACGACTACGACAAGACCCGCACCGCCGAGGCCCATAACTGGAACCAGAGGCGCGCGATCCTTGAGATGAGTAGGAACATGCACAACATCATCATCGACAACACCAACCTGACCCAGGAGGCAGTTTCACCTTACCTCATGGGCGCATACGTCTTCGGCTACGACACTCAAGTGATTCGTGTGGATGTGCCACTTGAGGTAGCTTTCGCGCGTAATGCTACGCGCCCCAAGGATCGTCAGATTCCTGAGTCAGTGATCGAAGAGATGGCCGAGAGGATGCAGCTTCTATGAAAAAGGGAGACAAGGTAACGTTTCTCGGCATGCCTGCTGAGATAGCCAAGATTGATGATCTTGAAATCACCTACCTTCTTGGCACTAAGAAGGTTGAAGTTACCGTGAAGCGGCACAAAGAAGCTACCGACCGTTCGCCCTCTAGAGCTTTGCCTGGAACATGATCAAAGAACAGGTCTGCGACAACTGCGGGCATTCTAGGTCATTGCATGAGAAATTGGCTGGTTATCAGCCGTTTGGCCATTGCAACTATCAAGATGACTTGTGCGGCTGCAAAGATTTCCAGTGCGTTAGCGCTGAGAAAACAACGATTGATAGTAAGCGCATACTTGACCCGGCAGTCATAATCCAAGCCATCAAGGAAATTGAGCGCATCGCCGCCGATCATAATGGCGTAGACGATGAGGCTTACGAGCTTATCATGGAACAGACACGCAAGGCGTATGCAGAAGCGAACCACAAGGTAAGGAAGCCGGGTCGCATTTAGGCCAAAAGCCAGTCGATTGAATCGACGTTCGTCTCGGTCAATAGCTCAGACTGCTCTACAAGGTCGGTATCAATAGCTTCTTCATACTGCCGCTTAACATGGAGGCGCTTAAGCTTCTTCTCTTCCAGTGTGTCGGCCATGATTAGGTTCATGTAGAAAACATGCTCTGCCGTGGACGTGAGGCGACTGATCCTGTTGACGCGCTGAATGAGCGTCGAGTGATTATCTGGCAAGTCATAGTTGATGACCGTGGTGGCCTGCTCAAGATCGATGGAGTCAGAGCCTGCATCGGATGACAGGAAAATCTTGATCCTATCGTCCTCACGGAACCTGTCTTGCGCTTCTTGCTTTTTGTTAGCGTTGCCGTCATAGATGACGAACGTCTGGCCCCAGGCCGCGAGATAAGGCATTAGCATCTTCGTGCCGAGATTCGTAAACTTGGTGAAGATGACCACCTTGCTGTCAATCTCATCGAGGATGTCACGCAACTTCAAGAGCTTGTTGCAGTAAGCGTCTGTGACGCGCTCCGTTTGTAGAATCCGGGCCGCTAGCTCAGAGCCAGAAGACTCTAACAAAAGAGGATTATTGCAAACTAGCTGTAGTGGGATCAACTTGTTGAACGTCAGCACTTCCTTGTCCTCAAGCGTGGCCTGCTTCACATGGTCATAGAGCTTTCGGTCTTGGGGCGACATGTCGATCAACACATCTTCCCAGTGATCTACAGGGAACTCATCCCGAATCTCAGGATCAGAGTACTTGTCAGCCACGTGCGTAATGTGGGCGAGGCGCATGCCAATCTCGGGCAGTTTCTTCTTGTCCCAGGATGCAACCTGCCATGGGGAGAAATTAGACATCGACTTGGCGTAGTGGGATCGGAACGTTGAAATGCTAGGCCAGATGTTCTTGTCCAAGATTTTGGTGCAAACGTAGACGTTCTCGGGGTCACGCTCAACCTTCGTAGCGGTTAGCTCGATCTGGTAGTTGTGCTTGGTCACCTTCAGCAGCTTCTGTGCGCCCTTGTACCAGGCCGTCTGCATGCTCTTCATCTTGGAGGGCATCTCATCCCATACCCAAAGCACACGCTGGCCTCTAAGAGCCTCCTGTAGCTCCTGGCCGTCTCCTGAGGCGGCAGGGCGCTTCCTGCCACCCACTAAGGTCTGACGCGGCTCTCGCTCAGGACGGTAGCGCATCTTCTCGTAGTTGATGATGAAGATATCATTGTCCTTGTACAATTCCGCACGACGCTCACGGGCCATGCTAGGGGAGCCAACACACTCATCATCTCTCACAGCTTGTAGTGCGCCGATACGTTCGAATGTGCGCTGCCAGTTCTTCTTGTTGTGGCTCTTGGAGAGAACCACCACCTTGTCAATCTCGCCATCTAGCAATAGATGCTTAGCGCGAGCCACTGCATAGACCGACTTGCCTGTACCTGTAGACCAGTTGATGATGGCGCTGTCGAGACTCTTGGTGTAGTTGTACCCACGCAACTGAAAGTGCTTCAAGGTTACGGAAAGGTCGTGAGGGTACGGATCGTCCAGTCTCTTGAGGAAGTCGAAGATGTCGTCGGGGTTTCCTGCATACACAATTGGGCCGAAGCCTTCTTCGTCAGCAGCCTCAAACAGCTTATCCAGCTTCAGCTTGTGGATTGCGCGATACTCCCCGATAGTCTCTTTCAGCGCATGCACGTACAACGGGTCAAAGGAATTGACCAGCAGATAGGCTGGGTAGTCTGGATGAGGTTCCAGGAACAGGGCACGAGCTTGAGCCTCTTGTTCCATTTTCAGGAACGTGGGACGGTAATCATCCCACCGTAAAATCTTGGTCAAATAAGGTATACCTTTCGCTACTACTATTCTATCACAATTTGTAGTGCGGCACAAGTTTGTAATTCGAAATCCATGCTCTATCTGAGTAGGCTGTAGCGCGCAGCTTAATTGCCTTGCCAGGAGTGCCAAAGTGGATGGCACCATACGGCTCGTTTAACGTGTTCAAGAATGGCTGCCAATTCGTAGCATCTGCGGTTGCTTCCCATGCAATGACATTGTGATCAATTCGCACTTCACTTAAGCGGAACGTATCAGCATGATATCCCTGCTGTTGAATATGCAGAAATAGGGGCACAACAAAGACTTCATCAACGAAGCTAATTTCAAAATCATTCCACCTGTTAGGTAGAAGATCAGTGATCTGAGCCAGGAAGCTAACAGAGTCGTACTCGTCTACGAGCGCGATGCGATAGGTGCCATTAACTCCACCTTCAGGCCAGATGCGGCCACGCACATAAGCGTGACGGCCAGTGCCCATCATCACAGGCTCATCATAAACGATGCCCCCTTGGTTGAGTGTGCCTGTGCGAGTAATGGAATCATACGATGTCAGTCGAGTGAGAGTTGCATCGCCCCAAGCAATTGGGTCGCCACCGTCCTCTAGTAGCTCCGCAGGTGGGGATTGATCTGTGAACAGGGATGCACCTTCAACCCATGAGAGTGAGTTGAAGGAGGTCGTTACGAATGAGCCGAACGTAGCATCCTGTGCTTGTACATAGTCTAGTGTAAAGTCCTGGTTGTAGGGTGCTAGATTCCAGCCGACATAGCCACGATCCAGTCGAGTCACTGTGGCAGTTACAGAGTAAACTTCAGCGCCAACATTGATTCCATCTACTGCCCTAATAGATGCTTTGGCGGCAGTGTCTGTGACCTCTAGCACCATGAAGTAGTCTGTGTTCTCTGTTAGGATGTTGGTGTTGATAGGAGATGATGTGGTGGTAGTTCCGCTGGCCGTGTAGTCAGTGATAGCCAAGCGACTCTGGGTGTTTCGTGCTGTAAGCTCTGCACTGACCCCATAGCTGTTGGATGCTGTCCCCTCATTGCGAGCCGACAGGGTAATCTTGTTGTCAGCGCCTGTTGGATTGTGACCTGAGTTGAAGCGTGCGTACACCTTGACGTTACGTGGCTTCGTCTTGTCGAAGAACTTGAGTGCCTCGGCGGTGTCGCTCAACACGCCATCACGAGAGGGAGCCTTGACAAAGATGCCTCGCTTGGTGTCGATCATTGTGGGCGGCAATGTCGGGCTGGTATTCGGAAGCACACGTAGCGCATTCGTGATGAATGTGAACGGCGAAGCTCCTGCCTTGAGTCGCAGTCGCACTGCCTTGATCTGAGTCATGTCGATTGCTGCTAAAGAGCTTCTCGACCAGATAGCCTTTGTTTCGGTACCAACAGGGACGGCAGCTAGGCTTGTGGTCGTTAAGGAGAACCGCAGGCTGGCCGTGTTGCCAGCCGTGAAACCAGTGTCAGTCGAGAAGTCAAGCCAAGAGTTGGCCAGGTCTAATCCTGTGCCTGAAAAGTCGTACAGCGTTAGCTCGATGTTGTAGTCGCCTTCCATGCCCGTCAGGATGTCGTCTTCATAGAAAGACGATACCTCCTTAAGCTCTGCGGCGCTAAGGCTGACGGCCAAGCGGTTGACGTACCTGTTGGCTGCGTCTCTGCCCAAGGTGATGCCCGCCCCGGTTGTCCATTCTTCGTTTCCTGTAGCTGTTTGAGCATAGTCTAACTGGAACATGGTCATACCATCCATGTCGCCCATGTCAAGAGTGTTCAAGCTGGCCATGTCGCGGTTGATCAGTTGCTGCCCAGTGATAGATCGTGGCTCACCAACAGAGTAATCCTGGTACTGATAGTTCTCCCAGAAGTCATAGTCGTCCTGGGTGAAATTGCGCGTCAACGTATCAGAATGGAATGACCTGATGTTGTAGTGCTTGATCGTCTGATAGGCGCTTCCGCTCTGACGATAGTCTATTAGTTGTGCGGGAGAGATATCAAAACTCTCTCCCAGCTTAGTGTAGAGGTTATGGCTCATTAGGTTTCAATCTCGTAGCGCCAGTCGTTCTGTACAAAGTCTGTGCTTTCGATGTGAGCGCTGTCGCTCAAGGACTCATAGTAGACGGCCTCGTCATGGTAGACCTGGAAGTTGCGACGATGGAAGCTGACGGTCTTAACGGCTGCGAAATACGCTAGCTTCTTGGTCAGCGGAGCCTCTACGATCTTGTAGGTATGCCGCGCTCGACGTGGGAACCACAAGATAGGTGTCTGCTTCTCTTTGATATTCTCCGTCTGATTCTGCGTAGAAGCCTGTAGAGGGATATCATGAATCGGCAAGCCCAACTCGGCTGACCATCCGGTGTCGATGATGCCCTCTCGGGCTTCCATAGCTACACGAGAGAGGGCACGACTAGAGTCGAGCAGGGCAACAAGGTCGCTCTGCCATTGGAGCGGCGAACGAAACTGAATCTTGCTCTCGACATGCGCGCGATCCTCGACATGCTCAGTGTGCAAGATGCCGTGGATGTACTCACTAACCTCATCGTCTGTGTCTTGTGTTTGAAGGATACGCTCTGCTTCAAAGTTTGAAACAAGCTTATCGTTAACCTTTTGGAATCCAAACTTGATCGGATCAATGATGACCTGTTCAACTACTTCTAGAAGGTCTGGTGTAACCGGGCGATCCATGTAGGCCATCGCAAAGTAGTCTTCAACCCAAGAGGGGAACCTGTTGTACTGAACGACAGGGATCAATGGATACTCAGGTGCTTGATAAGGCATCGCCGCAAGATTACTGAACTCGATCTTGAAGTAGCGCACGTAAGTCGGCTGAGGTAGCGCGAAGAAGCCTCTCTTAAGGATGTACTGTCGTGGAATCGGCGTCCACAACTTCTCGTCCCAGTCAGGATCGTCGTCGTCTGAGTAGTAGAAATGCATGTCACAGCCGTAGGTAACCGGGTCGATGTAGACCTCATCAATGATCTGGCCGTCAGCGTAGTAGTTCGCAAGGTCAGCCATAGAGCGCTCGTTAAGCTCGTCCATGAACTGGGTGTTCAAGTATTCCATCGTGCCTGTAATCTCGCCCTGCCTCAGGTCGAAGTAGAGTGCCTCAACTCCATGCCGGGATGGGTTGGGCTTACTTGACCAATAGTTGAGCGGATCAGGCTTTCCTGTGTTGTACTGATAGGTGTTAGACTCCGCATCCCACAAGACTTGTGCTGCCCCTGGCAAATCCCTTGTGTATTCAGGAGCGGTAGAGCCATAGCCGTAGATGGTGGTTGCGTCGGCATTCGTTAGCTCGCCCGTTCCAGCAGCGAACCAGAGTACGTTGCCGTCAAGATGGCTGGCGTTTGCTGTCTGACCAATATCCATCAATGCCGCTGCCAAGTCTGGGATCAACGTATTGGAGCCAGTGACGAAGTTCAAACCATTAGCTGCCATGCCAAGCTGAGTGGCACTCCACTTGAAGATGAAAGTTGTTTCTGCTGTAGAGGGAGTGAAGGCAGTAGATACAGTTGAGCCAGAACCATTGCCTCTAAAGATGCTCAAGCTGTTGCCTGTGGCGTTGTAGAATCCCCAGATGCCCTCAGAACCTCCATCTCGCCAGTCGAAGAAGTAGGCGTCACCCGGTTCAGTGGTGCTGTCCCAACCAAGACGGACTCGCATCGCAACCCAGCCCTGAGTCTCGTCTAATAGGCTCGGAGGAAGCTGCACCCGTGCTGCTGTGCGCGTCTGAGTAGAGCCACTTGTGTCTACATAAGGAGTAATCAGCGGCTGCTCTTCAATCTGTGCGCCATCAATCCAGTAGCGCTGAGTAGCGAAGTTACCCGCATTGCTCGATGGGCCAACCGCCATCAGCACACCTGTGCGGTCGTTCTGTGCGATGGTGCGCGTATGAGTCAACAGGTTCCATCCCGCCGCAAGAGTCTTCACGCTTTGCGACTCGGCCGCGCCTGATGCGCCACCTGTTTCACGCAAGATGATAACGAAGTCTCGACCTGTCTGCGTACTGTCGGCATAGACCCAAACTGATCCTGAGTACTTGCGCGCTGCGGTTGCACCAGAGATAGTAGCGGTTGCTGACATAGAAGTAGCTGATCCACTGGCAGTAATCGTTAAGCGCCCGCTGTAGGTGCCAAATTTCGCTCTTGCGTTGTCACGAGCTACTGTGCCGTTTGTGCCTGTCCACCCTGTTGCGTTGGCTTCAAAGCCACCATTGGTGAGCAGATTGGTGGTCGCCTCCCAGATGCCGTAGGTGCCTTCAGGCTCACGACCGTCGCCTGCCAAGCTTGCTGTGCGCACTGCATCAGTAATCGGCGTGCCGCTGACAGTGAGAGACGCATCATCGTCTGTCAACTCCGAGATGACGGTCGCGCGCTTAACATCTAGCTCAGTGCGGAAGGTGTTGCCAAGAACGTCCTGGCCCTCATCCTCGATAAAGTCAGAAGCACGTCCGATGACGTACATGAGTCGCGCTGAGCGTAACTCAATACTCCACGGGAATAGTTCGCTTGTCTCAAGCGGGAAGCGACGTTCGCGCCGTGTCATCGTTAGCCTAATCTTCTGGGTTTGAAGTAGGTCGAATGTGATTTCGAAGTAGTGCCAAGGGTTAGCCAGAGACGGGTGATAATCTACACTCATTGACACTGGCAATCCCTCACGTGGCTCAACGGTCTTCCAGACGCCAGCATCATCGTATTCAATGATAAAATCTACTGGTTTGTGGCAAATTTCGAAGTCTATGAAGTTGATCGGGCGGACTCGGCCGAAATCGAAGACGAGAGTCTCACTGGCGGGTGCGTACTCTTCAACCGATGCCCAGAAGTTCTCTTGTGGCTGTTGGATGAACGCGCTTGTGTCTGTGTCTGCGAAGTAACCAATCGGATAGTGGTTGTTGACCACGATCATATCGTGTGGAGCTTCGCCGGTTCCTCGCGTCCAAGCCGTAGCTAGGTTCACTGGCGCAATGTTACGGGCATAGGATCGATCAGCCGAGTAGTAGTACGTCTCATCAGGAGACTCTGCAAGGTGCCCGAATAGCTGGCGCTGATGCTTGTTAAAGTAGCCGACATGTTCTGTGGATGCCTCGACGCTGCTAACGTCAAGGTATGTAACGGCCTCCTGTCGATCCATGAAGGCAAACGTGGGAGCTTCCTTCTCTATTGCGCTCTCTACCCAGACGCCCTGTGAGATATCCACGTCCGGCCAGCTAATGGCTGTGTTGCCGCTGACTAGACGCTTGACGTAGAATCGCTCAGAAGAGGCAGCAACCGTCTGGAAGCTGCGCTCGGAACGAACCTCATCTCCTGCGACTACAGTGCAGAGTGTGTTAACGGGTCGTAGTTTATCTACAAGGCGCATGATGCGGCGCTTCTCCTGCTCAGAAACCGTCAGTGATCGAGGTACGATGACGAACTCATTGCGGCTCGTTGTCTTGCCGATGTTCTGGGTGGAACCGCCGCCCAGCGCATTCTCTGCCGTCTGATTCTCAATATACTTGTAGCGCTCAAAGATGTCGCACTCCACGCCAATTGCGGCTTCGGCAGCAAGGCTCATGCCCTCAAGAGTAGAACCAGCGATGATCGCGCGCATCCACGTTAGACAACGCGCCCTATAGGATGCATCCTTTGCGTAGACCTCTGCCCACTGCTGTTGCTGAAGGATGTCATTCTCTGGGTTGTAGGCATAAAGCTCTGCATCTAGGCGAGGCAGCAAGAGCGCGCTACCATAGATGCGATCTAGGTTGAGGAAGTGCGTTGACTCTAGCTGTGCCTGTAGCCGTGGAAGCAGTAGCTCGCGCTTAAGTGAACCTGCGCCTGTGTCGCCACAAAGGGCAACAAGAAAACGAAACAGGTGAGAATCGTTTGACAGATTGTAGTGGTCACCAAAGCGCTTTAACCTCTCGTTGAACTTGGGTGGTGCGTTAAGAGGCTCAGGAATTGGTGTGGCGACAGCGGTCAACGCCCCCTGTGCGCGTAGTTCCTGAATGGTTGCCATTTATAGGCTGCTCCAAGTGTTCTGTGACTTCGGTAGGAAGAAGACGTTGTTGAGGACAGGAAGGTCTGAATCCTGAAGAGCGAAGTCGTTGGTCTTAGCTGCGCCAATCTCAGTGACACCATCGGCTGCTACCTCTTGGATGCCGTAATCTGACGGGGCTTCCGTAGATGAGGTAAGGCGCACGTTGTCTACACCAGGAACGTCATGGACGACATCGAGGATGTCGCTAACCTGAATGACTGCGCCGAAGTCAAGGCGCTCTAGGAATGCTGTGAGCGCCGTGATAACAGCGGTGTTGGTTGAGACAGTAGAGAATCCAGGTGTGTACATGATCGTGAGATAGACGTTGAAGTAACGCTCGGTGGCCGAGTGGACGAGAACGTCTGTGGTAACCTGCTTGTGCGACTCCATTAGCTCGTTAAGCGTCATCGGGAGCTTATCGAAGGTGTAGGTGATCTGGAAGGCTGTTGCTGCTGCTGGGAGAGCCGGGGATGGTGTGCCCTGTGCGTCCCACTCGATAGCGTTGCGAGCGCGGCGACTGCCCTTGTTGATGGTCACGTCTGTGACGAGCCAGTAATCCGTATTGAGGACGAAGGTGCTAGGCCCAATCGTAATAGATGCGGGAAGTCCTGCGGCAGGCTGCCACAGAAGCTCTTGGATGCGATTGCCAACCGTGGGGTTCGCACCGCTTGCGCGCTTCCAGTTGCCTGTGTGATAAGCGTTGCCTGCCGAGTTGACCACGTTCTTTGCTGTAGACGGGAACACCGCTGACTCTGTAGCTGAAACGATATCAGCACCACTCACAAATACATCCACATAATTGAGAACGTTTGTTGCTGGGTCGTTACGCGAGTTTGCAGAAGTGTAGGTATGCTCTAGTAGAACTACCTTAGAGTTGGGTAGCGCTGTAGCGTTGACAACAGTGATGCTAGGTGGCACCGTGTCGTTGAACGTGTAATCGGCTGCTGGGTTGTAGAACGTCTCATCGGTGATGTTGCCATCTGTGAGATAATAGTCGAAGTCATAGGTATATTTGGAGTACGGCAGCACAGATGTCGCTGCGCCTGCGCTGATCTGTAAGTACTCAAGGAAGCGGCTGGCTGGCCCGATGACATTTGCCTTCTTGGTGAACCGTGAAGCGATAGCAAGCGCAAGGTACTGATCTTGGGTACCGGCAATGTTGCGGAAGATCGTATTCTTGAATCGAACACGAAGCTCTGCGTCTGTCTCTTCGGCTGTGCCTCCGGTCGTAGCTACAGCGTTCGTGACTGCTGAGATGCCCGGTGCGCTCGTCGCAGCGATAATGCTAGCACCAGGAAGATTGCCAATCTCGCCAACAGACATGCACTCCACGGGCGCATCGACAGCTAGAGTGCCACGATAGAGAGTAACAGAAGCTGTCGTCTGGAAAATGACGGCAGGAGAGACAGCCGTTGCAGGCTTGATGACTTGCGTTCCCGCAGGGATAGAGATGTCAACGTCTCCCGCTTCTGCGCGCGAGAAGGTAACGGTTCCTGTAGCGCGTCGGCCACCTTGGCGAGCAAAACCAAAGAGTGCGATGAACTTGTCAAGGTCTACGCCAACCTTCGTGTCGATGTCGTGGATGTAGTCAAGAACATACTCATCGACACTCGCCTCGGCCATAACCTCAGCTACCGTGTCAATGATCTTGCGCTCAGGTGTTAGCGCCTCTGTTGAGATGTCTGGGTCTAAGACGCGAAGCCCTGCTCGGATTTGCTGACTGATCTGTTCTGATGTTCTAGCCATTTCTAGATGCTCGCGGGAATAGTTAGTCGAAAGGAGTTACCTGCCAGTGTGGTGCAAGCTACCCGCACAAGGATGGTGGTGCCAACCTGGGCGGTGCTAATATCGTCCACACGGTGTAGGATTTCTTCAGGGGCTAAGGTGTGTTCCCCTTGGTACAAGATTGCTTCGCGCTGCATCTTCGCCAACTGCTCTTCCTGGTAGAGGGCAAGCAAGTCCGAAACCTCAGCAGCGATATCAGCCATCCTTTCTTGGGTAATTGTCTGGCCAATGTAGGAGGGAATTTCCTCTCCACCTATTACGCCGCCGTCCAGGCGACTTCCATAGGTAGGCGTGGCAGGATCAGTGCCAATCTTCTCAAGCACCCAGAGCTTCAAATCCTGGAAAAGCTTGGCTTGCCCTGTAACTTGTTGATAAGAACGGCCGACTCCGACTTCAAGATCGCCATTCGTAATTCTGAATGATTTGCTCATCCTACTCTCCTAATATGTGCATCATCCGACGCCCCATTTTTGCAACTGCTCGTACAGTTAATCGCAGCACTGCATCCTTCTGTGCGTTTGTTAGTGTGCCCCAATTGTCATCAGCTTGTTCGAGTGTTGTTAATATGTCATTCGCGCGATTTCGACGTTCTGTAGACTCTAATTGTCGGGCTTGTTCTGCCTCTTGCTCCGCAACCAGTGCGGCCATTTCTTCTTCGGTTAGCTCGACGTATTCGACTTCTCCATCAGCGTTTACAATTAGCTTTTGCATTACAGTAATCCTAGAAGAGACATAGAGGTTTTAGTCGTGAAGTTGCCTGATGATGGGAATAGCGTAATTGAGGTTACGGCGGCGGCATTTGACCATACTCCATGCGTTTCATTTTTGGAATGGCTGCCTGATGTATTGTTCCAGCTTGCGCCCGATTGAGAAAATATGTTTCTTGCTGCGTGACCTGTGCGACGATAGTTAGGCATTGTTATTTCGATGGAGTGTGCGTGCGGCCCGCCGCTGGATGCTCCAATATGATTAAGAAATATGGAAGCCTGCGCTGCGGCCCAACCCTGATCAATCGTGCCACTGAAAACAGAGTGACGGAGCCACTGGTAAACAGCAGAAGTGTCGTTATTGCATTGAAGGCTCGCTGAAATTGGTGCGGCGGCAGAAGATTCTAGGGTGCCCACAAGCTTAAGGTGCGTGAAAGTCTGGGGAACACTAAATGAAATACTAGCCACGGGGGTGTCAACAGAAACCTGGGATATTAGAGTTGCGCCCAAGCTGGTAATCTTGGATGCAGAAATGGCACTGACATCACCATCAACAATGCCCAATGATGCAAGCTTTGACTTCTCAATACCTGCGGCGGCATCGACCTGAGCATTGGTGAGTTTCTGATAAACAAAAGCGCCAGTAGGCCCACCAGCCCAAACGCCTACCTCGTCATTCTCGACACCACTAGGAGCGGAAATATTAACGCCGTTGATCTTGACTTCGTTGCCCTCAAGATAAAGGTCGCCACTTGCCGCAAGCTTCTTATCGCCAGGGGATAGCCCCTCGATGTTGTTGCCAGAACTGCCGTTGCGACTGAGAAACCAACTAGCACCCTTGCGAACCGCAGTCCATGTCTCTCCCACTTGGGGTACTGAAACGACAGAATCTACGAAATGGAACGACAGCCGAATGGGCGTGTTCCATTCATCGCGCCCAACGATGTAGTGTTCAATCACGTTGACTTCTTCAATACGAATAGCGCGCTCTTCTGTTTCTCGATTGAACTGTCTCTCGCCCAACATATTAGCTGCTGCTCCTTGCTGGTAGTCCTGCTATAGGTAGATCGCTGTACTTCGAACTGAGTGAGGCCGGTGACGATAGTGTTGCCTGGGAGGTAAATCCACCACCAAGGTCAAAACTGTGTGTAACCTCTTCAATGAACATCTGAAGCCTGTCTCCAATTGCTACGAGTCCTCCTGGCAGTAGCTCGGGCATGAAGGTGAACTGTGCTGCACTGCTGTACTGCATTGACCACTGCTCCGCAAACTTCGTCCACGATGCCATCCACAAGAGCATGGGATGGTTTACAAGCGGTAGCGGATGCTGCATAGGTCGAGCGCCATAGCGCTTAAGGAAGCTGATCGGGTCAATGTCTGCGCCGATGAAATACTTGAACGCTGGGTCTTCGACCGTTGCATACATGGAACCAATCTGGTCAATGATGTTGATCTGACCGATGCTGTTGCTCATAGAGCCGGTCGTGAAAACGTGCGTCGTCAATTCTCTGTCGTTCTTGGTGATATTCAAGTCCACCACTTCGACATCAGCGATCTGGAAATACGGCGTGCGAGAGTTGAAGTAGCCAAAACGGTCAGGGTGGAATGAGAGGAAGTCGCCGTTGGGCTTGGTGCAGAAGACTCGTCCTGAAGACTCAGTGAGCGTCTGCACCCACTCGATCAGTGGCACATCATTAGCAAGCGCTCTGCGCCCCTTGAGAACATTAGAGAGGATTGGGTCACTGCTCTGTAGCTGTAGACTGAAGATGGATGCCTTGGCGATCTTGGCGATGCTTTCAGGTGTTACAGTCGCCACATCAGTGCCACCCGCATAACCTCCATCGCCTGCCGTATCACCCGTGCCGGGAACCCTAATGTAGGTATGGTCACCTGCTCCCTGTGAGTAGGTTCGTCGGCGTACACCGTTAGAGGTATTTCCCTCAATCGTGTGAACAACACCGTTGCTAACGCTCGTGACGATCCCTGTGTGGTCGTTAGAAGGGTAGCCATCGTTGGCCCGGAAGGTGATGATGTCTCCTGGCTTAGGCTGATTCACCACCCATCCGTGCGCCTCGGCATAATTCTGAATGCTCGCCACTGCGGCAATGCCGCTAATTTCAGTGTGAATGGGTCGGCCCGCCTGGTTGAAGCACCATGCAACGAATGCTGCACACCATGCCGCAGGGCTAGCGATGCCTGTGATGCGCAAGTATTCGGAGATGCGTGGCGACCAATTAGATGTCTGCTCCATGTTGCCAAGCTCTTCTGTTGCCACCTGAAGCAACTTTGTCGCTACCGTGTTCTGTGTAGACTGGCGAGCAACAGCAGTTGAGGCCGTGCTTGTGGTGGGACTTGTAACTAGCAGACTCGTGGCGCTGAAGCCTGATTGCACATCCTTGATTGCCTTGGTCGCAGCAGCCATGTCATCGGCAGTGACATTGGCATAACCAAACCACGCTCCGATACCAGAGGACTGATAGATCGTGTATGCTTGCTGTGCGCAGAAGACAGGATCAAAACAGTTCTCCATGAATGTACGCACGTTCGATGGCAGTGAACCCTTGACAGCATTCCAGTCGGACGGCATCTTAAGAGTGTGGAAGACGCCTGGTGAAACTCCTGGTGGCTGTGGAAGCCCTGTGCCGCCACCGCCCGGTGTATGCTGGCTGTCGATCTGCCAGAGTCCTGAGCCGTAGGAGCCAATCGATTGCCCGTTGTAGCTCATAGCGTTAGAACGCCCGCCACCCTCGCGGATGGTGACTGCAACGATCTTAACCAAATCCTCTCCCTTGAAGCCCGCCTTGATCGCTGCGCGGGCTGTATCCACGAGAGACACGTTGCCAGGGTTCGTGGTGCCTGGGGTGGCTACGTCAGCGCTAGGTGCCTCGATGCTAATACCATACAGGCGCTCAAGCAAATCGAAATTCTCTTCCCACTGGTCGCTTGCTTCTTGCGCTGCTGCACTCATGACATTGGTGATGTCGGAGATGAACTTGGGCGGCAGATTGTGGATGTCAATAGACGTGCGCGGCCAACCACCAATCTCTACGAGGAACTCCCTAAGCACGTCACCCACGCCGCCCTTGTGGTCTAGGTTGCCCACCCTGCCTTGACTTTGGTTGTCGGTCAACTGACCATTGGCGAGATTGTACGTCCAACCCAAGCTCTGTAGGAATCCCTGAACTGCAAAGAGTCCCGGATCAAAGTAGGTGTGCTGAAGCAGCTTGATGGTATCTGATGCAGCAAGATTGACAGGGCCAGGATAAAGCTGGTCATAGGGAGACTCGTCAATGAAGCCAGAGAAGACGAGAAACGGCTCGCCCATTCTAGACATGCGAATGACAATTCGATCCATCGGCTGGATGATGTTGCGGCTCGTGTACTTGCCGTACTTGTTCTGTAGCTGCAACTGCGCGGTAGACATGGCGTTGAGTTTGCGTGAAACGCTGCCGCTGATGATGTCTTCTGTTACATCGATCAGCCTGTTCTGACTCTCAAGTCTGATCAGTGCCTCAACCCTTGGTGCGTAGACTAAACGCTTCATCGTTCTGAGAACCCCTTACCTGCTGCTGTTCTGGCTCGATCTGTTGCGGCCCTTAGCTCGTCTTGTTCCATAGCTGCACCTGTGCGCGAGTCGGCTGCGCTGTAGTACTTCTGGATGCGATGGGAAATACCGATATCGCGTGCGCTCTGATCAAAGACGACAAAGAAATTGAAGCTGTATTCAGGCGCTGGCGCATGTACACCCCTTTTGCTGATGCTGAAGTTGGAAACCCAACCGCGAACATAGAGAGGTTCATGAGGGATTGACAAGCGAAGCAGCCGATGATAGCCTGGGTTGCTGACATTGATGCGTGTAAAGCGCTCACTTGCTGGCATGTCAACCATCTCTCGTTGATGCTTGCGGATGAAATGAGCTAGCTCCTGATAGTGGTGTTGGCTTTCGCAACGTCCTTTGACAGCGATATCGCCAGGGGCATGCGAACGTGGATAGAAATGCTTGCGCGTCCTGCTCTGCGCAGATGACCCACTTAACATCAATGGCTGACTAAACTCCATAACCCACAGAGGGAATGAGCGAACCTCATTGCCGATCTTGTAGGTTAGGAATCCGTTTGATGAACTGGCCAATTTAATCCTCTCTCGGCTTGTGGGTGCTGTCAGTCTTAGCCTTAGTGATGACAGGCGCAGAGGCTCCCTGTGCGAGTAGCTCACGGAACGTTTCAGAGTTGAGTGACGGAATCATGTCGTTGAAGTAGTCCACGACATTGTGGCTATCCTTCGCCAATTCCTGTTGCGCGATTTTCAATAGCTGCTTGCGCTGATTTGCGTTCATGTCATTGAAGTCATTGGGTAGGTATCGAGCTAGAGGGTCACTATACGGATTCATCGGCTGCCAACGTGCGCCTCGCTGAAGTCTCTCAATCGCTGAGTCTCGCTCAGTATGAGCGATGCTTGCGTCAGGCTCGGCAACCTCGCACTCTACCTTCCACTCGGGCGCGAAGTTGTTGTGTGCCCGTCGATAGCTAGGAAAGGACACAGGGTAGACCTTCCAGAGATGCTCGCTCTTGCCATAGTCTACGGGGACATCGAGAATCGCACCCTGGTACTTGACCGTCACTGGTCGCTCGTCGTAGTTCTCTTTAGAGTCAACGCCCTGTGATGCAATCGCAAAGTACTCGCGGAACCACGCTGTCATTTGTACTAACCCTACGCCGTAGGGTAGATTGGTATTCCACTCTTCGCTCGTTCGCTTACGAAGTCGGCCCTCTGACTTGTACACACCGTGCGATCCCTCTTTGCCGAACTTACCTGTGATAGACAACTTGTCGAAAGCGACGGACAACACTTGCACCACTTCGCCAGCATAGGTGGGAGTGCGCGATGTGATGAGGTTGTAAGACCACTGCACTTCGGTCGGCGGCAGGCGAAGCTCTAGGTCGCCTACGAGTGGATGTGAGAACGTGATCCCAGCCATTACTACCTCGGTCTAACCGCTTTGGTGCCTTGAGATGGGCCAGAGCCGCCTTCGTAGCTGGTGGTGCGGATTGCTGTTTCTGGGTTGCTCATCCACTGTTTAGCTCCCGGAGCGAAGTCGATTAGAACTTTCTCGGTGTATCCACTGGTACGCTTCTGAGCTTCATCAAAGCTTTCGTAATAGCGCCCGTCCTTCTCATTTTCCCTGCCACCTATCATTGCTGCTCGTGTCAATGGATCAAGAATCTTCTTGCGCAATTCAACTGGAACGTCCCGGTCAATCAAAGACTTACGTAGCGCGCGAATGTATGCCATTTCGCCCGCATCCCTAGCTGATGCGTCTGTTGTAGCGTCATCCCAAACGTCACCAAAAGTCTTCTTCCAAAATGGCTTGCCTGAATCAGGATCAGCCTCGGCCAGTGCTTTGCGTCTAGCCTCCTTGGCATCATTGATGACTCCACGAGCGCGCCCCTTTGTCATCGCTGATTGGACTCTACCCTTGCCGCCTCGCTCTAGTAGCTTCTCTAGGTCTGCAACTGTCATACCAGGAAGGTACGTCTGCCCTGGGCCGAAGACCATGAACATCTGCGCCTTTGCTGCGTTAGACAGTCCATCATACTGCTCGTGAATCCAGTCGATCAGCCCGTCTAGGATGCGCCCGATGTTCTGGAAGAACTCAGCGCCGAGAGCTTGCGTTGCTGAAAGTCCGCCAAACTGCATGCCCAACATTTGTCGCTGCTCAGGTGTCTGTGCAAATGCGCTTGCGCCAAGCCCGCCAGTGCCGAAGATGCCTAATGGTGCGCGTCCCTGTGGGCTAAGCGCTCGCATCAAGGCATCTGCCGCAGGCCCAGCCGCTGTGATGGCTGCGGTGCCACCTGTCTGTGCTGCGATTAGTTGTAAGCCCTGAACGCTCTTAGCTGCCGCCTCCACTGACATGTTGGTGTCCTTCGCAATGTCATCGATGTCACGCATGCTCTCGCGGAACTGCGCTGCTGTCTGCCCTAGCTGGAAGGCAGACGTGTTCATTGCCTCTAGGGCTGCTTCGCCCTTTAGGCCAGTGTCGATGATGACATCCCCAACAGCATCCTGCCAAGCGTCAGCAATCTCCCCAGTAAACCCTGTGCGACGAATTGAGTCTGAAATCATGACAGCATCGCGGCGTGTCAAGGCATCGAACGGATTGATTGCCTGCCTAAAGCCCTGTGCGCGGCCTCCTACGACCTCACGGAAGCCTGCAAAGCGTCCTTCACCTGCACCCTGGCCAATGCCAGCGGCTTCGTTGTAGATTCTTAGACCTCGCATTACAGCCTGCTGCACACCAACCAATACCGCAGGGGCGAGCAATTTGCTCACACCTGGGAGCAACCTCATTGCTGCCCTGTCGCCCATGGTGGTTGGCGTGTCTGGATTTTCAACTCGCTCTCTGGCTGCTCGTGCCATAGACTCTAGTTTGCCGGAACCCCTCATGGGCTGAATCAACTCGCCTGCTGCGGTACCAAGATCGCCACGAGCAAGGGCGGTCAAAGCCTCTCTCATTCGGAACTGAGGACTTGGGCCAACAGGAAGTTGAGCCAGGCCGCTGATACTAGCCTTTTCGAATGCAGCATTGTTGGGATCATTCTTGTCTCGGATGATCCTTCTAAGATCAGCAGGTTTAAAGGAGCCATAGCCAGGAATGTGGTACTGCCCCGTGCTAGGATCGAACATCGCAGTCTTACGTAGCTCGGCCTCAAGCTGAACAGCACCCTGGTTCCTTAGCTCAATGAACTTCTGCTCAGCAGCCGCTTGCCGTTCCTTCGCATCAAGTATCTTCTGTGTCATGTCGTACTGGTAAGCGTCTTCCTTGCTGCCTTCCGCCTTAGCTTTGGTTACCTTGTCATACCCTGATGCCAGATTACCTACGCTGCTTACGGCCTTATTTAGCGCTTCAGCAGCCTCAAAGAATTGATCGCGCATTGTCCCGGCCATTTGCAACAAAGGCTCCATGCGTGTTTGCGCCTGATCTAGCATGTCAACTGTGCGTTGCATTGCTGCTGGGTCATTGCCAAACTGTTGCGCCCACTGTTGCGCCTGGGATTCACCCGGCAAATTGGACTCATCGAATTGGATTGGCTTTGGGCCTTCAGGTTCAGTACTTGACATTATGGATTACCTTGCTATAATAAGTGATATGGAACCTTTTGGATTAACATTCTTCATTCTCATCGCCCTTATCTGCTATTGGGGTCGGGCCGATAAGCCAGGGACGGTAGGCTCATGGAATGGATATATGTACGAAACCAAGGACTCGCTGAGGGTTAAGGCGCTTATCGCCCAAGGATGCTCAAGAGATTTGGCGCTCGATATCGTATATCGCAGAGCAGACAGTAAGGACTTTAAGCCCACTGACACTACGTTTCCTAAGGAATGGGCTGAGACTCGAAATCCCGAATAAGCTTCTGCACTTCTTCGATGTTCTCTGGGGTTTGCCAATCTGGTTCGTCCTCGTAGATGTATTCGGGCTTCTCTTCCTGCTCCATCAGGATTTTGATGAACTCGCCGCTGGTATTAGGGTTGGCCGCTAGTGCGAAGTTAAGCGCGCGAGCTTTCTCCAACTCAGATTCTTCCTCAATCTCCTTGCCCATCAGCCACAACAGGCTGGTTCGTTGTGAGATGTTCAAGTCACCCTTGAAGAGTCCCTGCCTATCTAGCAGGCGGATGTGAGTCTCTAACAAGTCCGAACCAGCCGTTAGTCTTTTTTTAGGTCGTCTTGAACTTCTTGGGCCTCTACTACTAGGGAGTTGTACTCGGCATAGACGGTGCGGATCGTAGGCTGCCAGAACCAGTTGTTGACTACGTAGTCAAACTTGGCCTTGACAAGGCTTTCGATTGGGCCGATAGGTTCTACCATTGGCTCGCCATCTACGAGCGCCACAGAAGCCGCTGCAAGGGCTGTAGCCATTGCGCGGCCTGCATCTACCGTATCCTTGTACTTCTCTGCTAGAAGGGCTGCCTCTAGCTCTTCTCCGATGCGTAGCGTGCGAACAGTGATCTTGTGGTTGCCCACGACGATATCACTTGTGAGATACCCCAACTGCAACAGGTTGTAAGTCTCAGTGCTTACAGGTACGTCAACTTCATCCGGTTGATCGGATTGTTCGAACGCTTCATCCAAAAGCGTTTCGTCGTCCATAACTTGCTCCTATCTTGGATTACTTATGTAAAGAATGTGGGGCGGCGGCTGCTGTTAGGAATGCCCCTAAAGCCGTTCTTGCGACTGTGCGTATACCACAACTCGATTTCCTTTTCAAGGCGAATCGTAGTAACGTTGACTGTCTCATCATCAGAAACCCTAACTACTACGCAGCCTTCATAAGTCTCGGAGTAGGGGTTACCCTGCGGTGGCTTTACCCAGCGCGTGATCTTGATTCCGTTATCCTGTGCGGCAACGTATTCGAAGATGTCGATAATGTCAGTAGAAGCAGCAAGGCCCGCTAGACGATACCACACAGCCTCATTGTAAAGCTCAGTGAGGACGAGCGTAATGGTGCCGTATGTTGATGCGCGCGGCGTTACGATTTCTGCTGGTCGCAGGTAGTTGAGAGGTTGAATAACCTCAGGCCCAACCACCGGCTGAACGCTTGTTACACGTACCTCATTGGCAAACGCGATAACCTCGTTGTTCCAGTGGAATACGGTATAACCGCCCGGTACTCTTACTTTTCTTGCCATCTAATTATACCTCGTTAGCTGATGTTGAAGTCGCCGGACAACGTGTCAATCGTGAAGACAACTGAGATGTTGTTAAGCGGGTAGGAGGGCGTGTAACTGAATCGGACTTCGACCGTTGTGGGGTCACCCGTGAGTAGTCTTCCCTTCACGTCCTGGTAGGCAGAGATAACCTGCTCGATTCGAAGTGACTCAAGAATTGCTGCTACAGCATTCTCTACGAGCATCGGGCCTCGTCCATCTGGAACAACCAAGCCGACAATGCTGTCGTCTAGTGAGCGCTTGATGCGATGTGCCATCTCGTACTTAGCACGAACCACTGAAGACTCACGGCTGTTGACAGAGCCTACAGCGGTTGTGATGTCGTGGCGTACTCGTAGAATTCCGCCCTTGTCTTCAATTACTAGTAGGCCAGCAGCAGAATCTAGCCCTAGCTCACTAGCGGTGCGAACATCGCCTACGCCTGTGAAGCCTGCAAGAGTCTTGCGGGTAAGCGGAATGTGTAGATCGCGCGCTGCGTACATACCCGCGAGGGCTGCTGCGATGTACTGACCGCCGACGTTCAATGCGCGTCCTGTAATCGGGTTTTGCATCGTGAAGCTCGCAGGGCTTACGAAGCGCACTGCCTCGTTGTTGAGTGCAGATGCCGCATCTCGCATGTCCTGTGCGTCTACCGTAGCGGTAGAGCCGTCGCGGCCGACCACTGCGAAGCGGTAAAGGCCATCGTTGATCATCGTGGATACGTGAGAGGATGCTGCTGCAACGTTAGCTGCGCTTCCTTGTCCGAGGACAACTACGATTCTAACGTCTTCCTCGTTGGTGAGCTTCTCAAGTGCCGTCTCGATGTCGTTATCACTATCAGATGGCGCAGCTACAGCGATAATCTCGCTCGCTCCGTTCAAGAAGACTAGTCGCGCTGCGAAAGATAGCTGACTGTCGATGTTGCCGTCAGCATCAAACGGTGCGCCGTACTTGTCTGCGACATCGTTGTAGTCGTCAAAGAGCGTCGGCGCGTAGTAGTCTTGATCTGTGTAGTCGTAGGTGACAGTTACCGTGTCGCCAGCAGCAATGCCCTGAACCGGAGTTGCTGCTAGGGCTGCCGTCGCATCTGACATCGTGTCGTCATCTAGGTTGTTTGCCGCGTTGTTGGAGATGGTAGCAACCAAACGCCACGTGTTGTCAGCGCCCGTGCCTGCCGTCTTGCGACGATAGACCTTACGTGCAGATGTGCCTGCTGGGCCAATGTGAATGCCAGTGATATCAGTTCCCTGTGCGGTTAGCACGATGGGTGCGCTAGCAGGGCTGATGCCTGTCTCGCCTGCGGCGTTAACGAAGCTGTAGGCATACTCGTAGGTGCCGGTTAGCGTGCCTGTGCCTGCTGCAACGGTCGGTGCAGCCACCGGAGCAACCTGGCGCGTAAGTAGCGCTGGCTCGTCGCCCGTAACGGTAGCGTCTGGATCAGTGCCTGCTACTAGGGTATATGCTCCCTTGTCAACAGTTTCACCTGAAGCCGCGTTCTTAACGGCCGCGCTCGTTAGAGCAACACCTGTGTAGCGAAGCGTGAGGGCTGTCGGCTGTGATACCGTGCCGCCCGAAATGAAGGTCAATCCTGCAAAGCCACCTGTGACGCCTGTAAATGTCGTAGCGGTCTTGCCAGTGTAGGCAACGATGCCTGTTGGTGAACCGTCAGGGTCTGCAAGAATGAGTGTACCTGTTGAAGCAAATTCTGTTGTGTCGGCCACGGTGATCGTACCACCGCCGACTGAGTAACCACTTGTGAGGGTTGTCTCGGCGTCTGACAGGATGACGCGCTGAGAAGCTGTCTGCTCGCCCTTAGCTGCGCCGACAAGCGCAACGACTGAAGGGTTGGCCAGGAGGGGAGCTAGAGTTGGGTTGACCGTCTCTCTAACAATAACGCCCGGTGAGTTATATGCAATTGCCACAATCTATCTCCGCGAAAGGTTTAGGAATCTCACGTATTAACCGGCGCAGCCAAGCGGAAGATAGTAGGCTGAGTTATACTTACAGGGCTGGCGATATACTACCAAGGTGGAGTGGTGCCCTCAAGATATGGCTGAACGATAATGGTGCTGATCTTGATGATGCCGCCTGTTGTAGGATCGACTGCAAATGTGCCCAAAGCGTCAAGGCTGTAAGTCGTGGCGAACTGCATCTCGTCTGGGTTATTCCAGGGCACTCCACCTGTTTGATCGCCACCAGGGTAGATGTTCTCCTTGTTGAGTTGCACATCTACGTAGTCTGAGTCATCCAAGTCTTCCCAGAACGAAGTGAACTCTGGCATGGTTTCACCAAAGGCAAGCACATTGATAAGGGCTGACGCGAGTCGGTCACGGGTGCCCTGGCTAAGGGCAATGATGTTGAAGCTCACTTGGCCATCGAAGTAGAATCTCTTGGCCTGAAAGGGCGTGCCTCCATCATCCACTGTGTACTCAACATGGCCCAAACCCGCGCTCTTCAGCGTCCTCTCCCGGTACGTGATGTAGATGGCAGGGTAGTCAACTTCTGTCATGGGGTATTCAAGCCCCACGTAGACGTTGTTGCGAAACTCGGGAATAGGAAAGTCTGCCCCGAATAGAGGCTTGAGCGCGTTCACAATCTCACGCTTGACGCCGATCTTGTAATCGTAGAAGTCCTTGTCTAGAATCGTACTCATTAGAAGTCGATGATTACCCCGCCGCCCTTGCCGGTTACACGGGCATCGCGGCTCGTTGCTGTGTCGTCGCCATCTGCTGCAACCCTAACGTCGCGCGCTGTCTCGCTGTGGTAGGCTGTGTCTTCTGCACCACGAAGTCGTACACCAACTTCGAAGGATGTGTAGATGCCATATTCGGGCGGATCAGGCTCACCCGGCTCCGTAGGATCAGGCGGCACGTCATCGTAGTTGAAGACTAGAGGAACGTTATAAACCTCATGCCCAAATGGAACCTTGTCGGCTGCTGACTCTTGACTGATGCGGAAGCGCTTGTTGACCCTTGAGCTTTGCTGGCCGAATCCCGGCCCTCGGATCGTGATGGGATTAACCTCACGCAAGATGTAGCGCTCGTTCAAGTCAAGGATGTCCCATGTGCCAGGATCGAAATCAGCTAGGATGATCAGGTCACCGTCGCCCATTTCAGGAAGCCACGGCGCAGTAACCTGAGGGTGCTGATCTAGCGTCAAGACACCTGTTGGCATAACCTTGATGACATCTGTTGGTGAATCCTGGATCGTGATGTAGACGACTGCTGCATCGGCATAGCCGCCAACGAATCCTGTGCCGAAGCAGTAGGGGCAGTTGTCTGGCGCGTCATCATAAAGCTCGTCATGGAACGGGCACTTGCGAGCGCGACCCTCTCTCTCGTCTTGGATATTCCACCTGTGCTTGAAGACGACCGGATAGCCTAGCTCGTCATGAAGATCGTAGCTAGACTGCCGAAGGTCTTTAACCTCTTGCGGTGTGCCAGCGCCACCCAGATTGTAGTGAACCAGGGTCTTAGCCACGGATTACCACCTGT